ACATGCCAAAACAAATCACATGCCAAAACAAATCACATGCCAAAACAAATCACATGCCAAAACAAATCACATGCCAAAACAAATCACATGCCAAAACAAATCACATGCCAAAACAAATCACATGCCATTATTTTTTGGCATGTACCTTGCAAGTACAGTGCACCTATGCAAAAAATATGCCTTGCAAATTTCTTGCCAAACTATTTGGCTTTTTCACCAATATTGGAATGCTGTAGGCAAAAAAAAAAGTCAACCCCTATTATGAGGTTGACTTCCAAAAGTCTATTTACAAGACCATCCCGTCCAGTCAGACATCGCCTTGTAATCTGCTACTCCCATAGTTCCGTAATAACGTTCATACAAAGACAATCTCTGTTCCGCCCATGCCATACGCTCCGCTTTTGTAGGAGCGAGACAATATACTTGTGCCAGAATATCAAGCAAGGTATCTCTGTCCCATTCATTATAAACAGCGGTACGTATGCATTGAGTTTGGTTCAAATTACTGTTGCCAAAACAAGAAACCTTTGCTTGCTTTACTGTATTAATCTTTGCCATTTCGTAACCCCTTGTCACTATGTGACTTTGGTGGGCGTCGCTCCGTTATTGGTAGCCTTTGCCTTTTACAGCCTTTACATATATGCATTATTTGCACAAGTAAAGCATTATTTGCATATTTTTTAAAATTATTTTTCGCCCATTATGGCTTACAAATTGCAAAGGCATAATATTTGTACCTTGCAATACCTGTACCAAAACAAATTACGTGCCAACAAAAAACAGGCACTAATATTGCAATAGGCACAATACTTGCATGCCCTCGCCCTTAATTGGTAACCTCACCAAATAACACTTGCAATATCTATACCATAGCAATAACCATGCCAAGCAAACATGGTGAAATGGCCAAACAGCAAATATGCATAAATCATACCAAAAATCCCAGTAACACAAAATAATTATTCGTACCCAATACGTGTTACTAAAAAAAGAAACGTACCCAGCTACAAGAAATGTGGGGTAACACGGGATGGGTGATTAGTAACACGTTATGTATAAGAGATGGGTGATAGATAACGGTGCGGGGTAGCACACCACACATACCAATTCATTATAAGTATGCACCCAGTAACACTAATCGCGTGCTACGTAACACGCCATTCCCGTGCAAAGCGTGCCACCAATTACCGAATCGTGTTACTACCCAAAAGTTATTTGGCGAATTGGTTGATTAGGGGGAGTTGGACAACCCCTCTAGGATTATATCATTTTTATTTATGAAAATCACTGACTTATAGATAGAACAACACACCAATCTAAACACTATTCCTCCATAATCTAAACACGATTACCCTATAATCTAAATCACCCCCACACACAATCCCACACACGAAACACTACCCAAATCACCCCTAAAAACCAAAATCGTATTTATCGACACCTACTCTTAACGCACTAAAGGCAAGGGGTGTACTTACTGGGTTTTGCGTATAGCGGAGGAGTAGTGGGCAATGTCCCATGGAATACATGCATACAAATACCCAAACCAAACTACAAACACACAAACACCCAATTTTTACGATTAAACCGACGCCGCGATACAACATCTAACTGAAAAATTTTTACAGTAAATTAAAACTGAAAAATAAAACCAAAACAGAAAAAAATTTAAAAAAAATAAAAATCAAACACACTCAATAGGGCCACCCAAAAAATAATCACAAAATTTACCTTATATCTAAAATCAGAAACCCTGTAAAAAGAGAAGAATAAATATTTTTATTTTTTGGTGTTGTTTAGTATGGTAAAACCCACCATTTTTGATATTATCGTCCTTTCTTTATGGGAAATAAAATTTTTATAAAAAATAATCACAAAATTTACGGGGTTTTTTACTTTTTTTTGTTGTTTAGTATGGTAAAGTGATTTTTTTTACAGTGTAACTCTCGTAATCAGTTTGTGAATAATGTGATTTAATTTACAGGGGAGTTGCGTTAGAATAATAAATACCATATAAGTCATATTAGGAGGAGTAAAAATCATGCCTGAATTTAAGTATAAGCAACGAAAATTAGAACCAGTGTTGAAGAGGACTAAATACGAAAAGAAGAATGAAAATTTGTTCGATTCAGTTCCCAAAACAACTGTAAGTGACTTGATGAAGAATGGGGATCAGATTACATTACAGGAAATAAATTTCGCACATGAATATTTAACTGATTTAGATATTGCGGGTGCGGCCATACGAGCTAGTTTGATTACTGCGGGGAATGATAAGGCAGAGCGTATGGATAAAGCTATGGCGATATTTAATCAACCACGAGTACAGCGTTACCTTGCAGGGATTTTTGAGGATAGGATTGCACGAACCAAGATTACTGGTGATAGGGTTATGCACGAATTGGCCCGAATCGCTTTTAATGACCCTGTGCATTACTTCGATGAATTTGGGGAAATTAAAGCGATGAAGGATATGACTCCAAGTGCTCGTGCGGCGATTAAAGAGATTGAAACGAAACAGGTTGTGGAAGGGAGGGGAGACGATAGGCAGGTTTCCCAAGTTACCAAGATTAAATTGTATGACAAGCAAATCGCATTGAATACACTGTTGAAACAGATGGGACAACTACCGCCTGACAAGAGCAATACGTATAATATCCAATACAATGACAATTCGAAACATGTGAATACTGCTGTAAATAACACGATGCGATTAACTGAATTTAGTGATGCGGAAATTTCAGTTATGCAGAAAATGGTGGGGAATGAATCACTTGAGGATGTGTTAGATTTGGAAGCGATTGAACAGGGTTGTTTGGAAGACGATGATTATATGGAGAAGGCCGATGTCGAATAACATGTCAGACTACTCCAAAACAAATATTCTGAAACACGCTTTAAGTCATAAAGAACTGATTCATGCAGAATCGTGTCGCCGGTCTCTATTCTATTTTATGCGGTATTTCTGGAACGAAGTGTGTACGGATGAACCGAAATGGAATTGGCATATACCGTATTTGTGTGCTCAACTTATGAAAGTGGCTTTGCGTGTTGGGAATGGATTGCCTAAAGAGTATGACCCAATCATAAATATTCCACCGGGAACCACAAAATCAGTAACTTGTTCAGTTATGTTTCCTGCATGGTGTTGGACGAATTGGCCGTGGATGCGTTTCATTACCAGTTCCTATTCAAGCCCACTTAGTTTGGAATTGGCTGAGTATTCACGTGATATTATTAGGTCACAACGATACCAACGACTGTTTCCTGAAATTGTGATTAAACGGGATAAGGATACCAAGTCGAATTTTCGTATCAATAAGAAAGTATTTGGTCCCGATGGTTCTGTAGTAGATATAATGCGTGGTGGTAATCGGTATTCAACATCAGTCGGTGGCACACTAACAGGATTTCATGGGCATATACTAATCGTTGATGATCCACTCGATCCTAATCGGTCTGCATCCCCTGTTGAAGTGGGTAATTGCAATAGATGGATTGACCAAACACTTTCCACTCGTAAAATTGAAAAGGCGATTACACCAACAATCTTAATCATGCAGAGATTGGCCGAACAAGACCCATCCGGACACATGCTTGCCAAGAAAAACAAGAAAATCTTTCATATATGCCTTCCTGGGGAAATAAGACAGTTTCGAGACCAAGTAAAACCAGCGTATCTAGTTAAATTTTACAAAGACGAACTACTGGACCCTGTTAGAATTACATGGAAGGTTCTTAAGGATTTGGAGGCCGATTTGGGGCAATATGGCTATGCTGGGCAGATTGGCCAAACTCCAATCCCTGCTGGTGGTGGCATGTTTAAGACAGATATGTTACAAACTACCCACCATGTGCCTAAATGGTTCGAAAAAACGCAAACTATTCGTTATTGGGATAAAGCAGGGTCACAAGGAAAAGGTTGTTACACAGCCGGAGTACGAATGACTAAATCACTCATAGAAGGTCCAGAATTTATTGTTGAAGACATAAAACGTGGTCAGTGGTCCACAGAAGAGAGGGAAAGCATTATCAAAGCTACAGCAAGAGCCGATGGGCACAAGTGTCTCGTCGTTATCGAGCAGGAACCGGGTTCTGGGGGTAAAGAGAGCGCAGAAAGCACAATTAAAAACCTCGCAGGATATACAGTGCGAGCAGATCGCCCCTCTGGAGATAAAATATATCGTGCAGATCCCTTTTCTGTTCAGGTAAATAATGGTAATGTCGCTTTGGTGGCTGGGGATTGGAATAAGGACTTTATTGACGAAATGGCACCATATCCAGATGGTGCTTATAAAGATCAGATAGATGCTGCGAGTGGTGCATTCAACATATTAGCCGCCAAACGACAAGCTGGCTCAATATTATCAAGTAGGGGGAAGTAAATGAAGCGGACAAAGAACAATAAAAGTCAGTTAGCAACATTGGGTGCTATTTCTAATCGAATGGCACTCATAAGCAAAATGACACCGGATGCCTATGGTGGTGATCGTGATTTGTATCAAGCATTGGGGTATCCCCAGCAAATTTATTATGATGATTACTATGTTAAGTGGAAACGATTTGCAATGGCTCGTGCTGTTATCAATAAGCCCGTCGATGCCGCTTGGAAAAAGGGTGTGGATTTATCTGAAGCTGGCGATATGGAAGAGACACCATTAGAAATTGCTTGGAAGGAAATGGTGGATGATGATTCATTGGCACTTATTGAAAAATTTAAACGGTTCGATAAATTAACCGGATTGGGTGAATTTGGTGTTTTGTTGTTGGGTCTGTCTGATGTGTCTTCTGCAGATCAAATGTGCAATCCTGTAATCACCAGCAAAAATCTTAAGCTGGTATATGCAAAACCGTTTGGACAAGGCTCTGTCACTGTAGAAAAATATGAAACAAACGCAGGTAATCCAAGATATGGGCGTCCGGTACTATATTCGATTAAAATGGATTCAATCGAACAAGGGTGTATAGCTGATTTGATTGTTCACCATAGCCGTGTTATTCATTGTTGTTCTGATGAATTGGAATCAGAAATATATGGTAGCCCGAGATTGGAAGCTGTATATAACAATCTCCAAGACCTCGAAAAAATTGTTGGTGGTTCTGGTGAAATGTTCTGGCGTGGAGCACGTCCTGGGTATCAGGGTAAACTCAAAGAAAATTACACTATGGGGCAGACGGCTAAAGATGAGCTCGAAGACCAGTTAGACGAATATGAGCACAATCTTAGGCGTTTCTTGGTAAATGAGGGCGTGGATATAGAAGCACTGAAGTCACAAGTGTCGGACCCGCTATCCCATGTAGATGCACAGGTACAAATGATTGCGGCCGCAACAGGAATCCCCAAACGAATCTTGGTTGGTTCTGAAAGTGGTGAATTAGCAAGTTCCCAGGATAAAAGCCAGTGGTTGCAACTCGTGCAAAATCGCAGAACAGAATTTATTGAGCCTAGAATTTTAATTCCTTTTGTGGTACGTTGTCAGCAGTTCAGTATACTACCAAAAGCGAAGTCTGGTAAATTTACTTTTGAGTGGGAAGATTTATTTGCTACAAGTGATAAAGAAAAAGCAGATGTAGGGCGCACACGTTCTGAATCGTTGGCTAGATACACAGCAAGCCCAATCACCCAGGAAACATTACCACCTGAAGCATTCTTCAAAATGTTCTTAGGGCTTACTAAAGAACAAGTTGATGAAGTTATGCAAATCAAAGATAACTATGTCAATAGTGAAGAACACGACATTGAATTAGATCGGCTACGGGAAGCAATGAATTTGACATCAACAGATAAAGGAGTAAAAAATGGAAAAGATAGTGACGAAGAGTTTGACTAAATTAAATGATGCCACAGATTCAATTTCAACAACGTATGGTAATCCTACGGCAACATTAGGATTGAGTATTGTTGGCACTTCTTTTGTTGGCACTGTTGTTTTGGAAAGATCTATAGATGGTGGCACTATATATAATATTGTTGAATCTTTTTTATTCGATACAGAAACAAATGTATATGATAGAATTGAGGGTGTTGTATATCGATTACGTTGTTCTGCATTTACATCTGGTTCTGCTGTTGTTACATTATATAGATAAGGGGTAAGTAATATTATGCCTATAATTGAAATTATTAATAATCCAGTTAATAGATTATTTTGTTCTTTAAATGTATCAAAGGATATGATTTGGGAAAGTTGTATTACAGATATATATTATAAAGATGCATCTGGGGCGTTTATTCTAGACGCATCTGGGAATTACATAGGAGAAGAAAATGGCAATTAGTTATAAGAAAATTCCAGATGACCTTACTGAGATTACACCAGCTTCGGATGATAATGTTCTTATGACAGATGCAAGTGATGCCCATAAGCTGGCAAAAGTTCCATATAATGCTTTTTTTATTAACACAATTATAGAAGCAGACATCTCGTCATGTACATGGGATCAGATAAATGATGTGTACAGCGGCAATCCTTTTGCAACAGAAGCACATAAAGCAATGCGTAGATGTGTTATAAATAATCAAGGAGAGGTACAATATTATCTTAATGCATATGATTCTACACTCAAGGAAGACGGAGTTACTGCCTCAGTATTGGATGGTACGGATGGACAGGTGGTTGTTGAGATCCTGCCAGTGTGGGTTAAGACTACATGGAATGGAGATATTGTAACATGGGAATTATCAGGATCGTCGTTCTCGGGGGCTGTTCTTCATCCAGCGTTTGATTCTGGAAATGTGCAAAAAATATTTATTGGTGCTTATGATGCGTCAGTCAAAGATGTTTCAGCTGGAGCCTATATAGGAGGGCTTAATCTTGATAATAATACAAGCCGAGTTGATACAACAACTGATCTGATAGCCTCTGTCTCTGGGCAATATCCAATGGTTGGATTGACAAGGGCAGAATTTCGCACCCTGGCTGAAAATGCAGGTTATCAGCTTGAAGACTTTTGGCAGCGACAGCTTGTAACCCTTTTATATCTGACAGAATATGGTAACTGGAACTCTCAGAATGTAATCGGCGAGGGGAATGTGAATGGGGTTTACCTAGCAAGTTCTTCCATCCAGTCTGATTCTCCACATACCATAGCGGGCACCAGTAACTCACTTGGTAATCAAACCGGGAATGTGAATAGTGCAGATGGAACTCCGTTTGTATCATATCGTGGCATTGAAAATCCATGGGGTAATTGCTATACGTGGTTAGATGGTTTTAATATTTACGATAGGCAGATATATGTAAATAATGATGAAACAACCTTTGTTGACGATACTGCAACTAACTATACAGTGTTGGGGGCAGCACTGCCATCTACCAATGGGTATATAAAACAAATTCAAAAGTTGGATAATATTGTCATACCTCTTACTACAGGCGGTACTTCTGGCGTGTTTGTTACGGATTACCTATATACGTCTACTGGTTGGCGCGTTGCGCGCGCGGGCGGTGCTGCTTCTCTTGGGCTGTCTGCGGGGCTTGCCTATCTGACTCTGAGTGTTTCGTCGGCTGGTCGTACTCGTTCTTGTGGCGCGCGCTTGTCAAAAAAATATAGAATTTAAAATATAAAACTTTGGTTAATATGTCATACCCACAGCACGTTGCGAACACAGGCAGTAATGCTTCTAATGTACTGAATGCAGGACTTACCTATCTGAATCTGAATAATTCGTCAGCTAATCGTAATCGTAATTATGGCACACACTTATCACCTAGTTACATAAAGTAACTTTGGCATATTGACCTTGCTAAAAACGCAGAATATGATCCCCATATAAAGCTTGGTAGGTTTTTCAACTGAACAGCTTGGGGTAAGGTGACAAAAAATGAAAACTCAGAAAAATATTTTTGATAATATTATATGTCTTGATAATTTAAATAAAGCACATTTAAAAGCAAGAAGAGGAAAAGCCCATTATAGGGATGTAAAATGGGTTAATATGAATTTAAATTATTCTTTAAAGAAATTACATAAAATGTTATTACACCAACAATTTACTACGGCACCCTATATAGTAAGCACTGAAATGAAAGGCCCGAAGCTAAGAACAATACACAAGTTACCATATTATCCAGATAGAATAGTTCAACATGCTATTGTGAATGTTTGTGGTCCTGTGTGGTGTAAGTCCTTTATAAGAGATACTTTTCAATCAATTCCAGGGAGGGGTACTACGGATTGCTTTAAAAGAGTAAAAAAGGCAATTCAAGAAGATAAACCACATTTTGCTTTAAAATTAGATATTAAAAAATTTTATCCATCTGTTAGAAATGAGTATTTACTCAACCCTAAAATATTTAGAATCAGTGATGAAAGGGCTTGGAATTTAATAAAAAATATCATTGAAAGTTTACCAGAATTACCTCTTGGTAATCATATAAGCCAATATGCTGGCAATCTTTTACTTTCTCCTATAGATTGGTATGCTAAACAAACTTTACAAATAAAATATTATTATAGATATTGTGATGATATTGTTTTTTTAGGAAATAATAAAAAGAAACTTGTTAATTGGTTTTCTAAAATAAACCAAAAATTAAATCTTATTGACTTAGAATTGCATGAAGAAATAAAAATAATTAATTTACAAAATGAATATCTTGATTTTGTTGGATATAGAATAAATCATAATAAAGTACTGTTAAGAAAAAGTTTGGCTAAAAATTTTATACATTCTTGTCGGCATAATTGTATTAGCGGGTTACCCTCTTATTGGGGATGGTTGAAACATGCTAATGCTAAAAATTTATGGTATAAAAACACAAGGAGTCTTCATGAAAACGAATAGTAATGCTATACTACCAGAATTTGAAACAAGGGGTCTTTATATGTTTGTTAATTTTAATGAAGAAATTATCCCTGCTACTGCAGAAGAATCTGAAACATTCACTTATGATACGGCAAAATTTAGCAAATCAGCAACAAGAGCTGAACGTATAGAAGCAATAATTGCAACTAAGTACCACACATACGGATCAGAGCTTGCCGCAATAAATAATACTGATGAAGACGCAAAAACTGAATATCTAGCGTTTCGAGAGCAGGCAAAAACTTTAGCAACTCGGTCTTTTTTGGAGGTATAATGCAATACATAACTTTTGCAACAGAAGAAGCATTCAACATTTGGTACGCAACGATGAGAGTGGCCATGCCGACAGAAGGAGAAGATGAAACTACTTAGCTTCATATTCCTCGTATTGCTCCTTTGTGCCTGCATGTCGCCAATTTCTTTCCATCCGGTGTGTAGACACAATGCGACATTCTGTGCGATCACTGCTGGGGATACCGTGCCTGTCAGGATTGTTCTGGGACACTATGGCAAAAACTGGCACGCGGAGGCACAAGGATTTATTGGTGAGAAATGGCAATGGCTGACTATGTATCATGGAGAGGTGGTCCCGACAGATAACGTATCCCCAAAATTCGTGCCGTTCTACTATTTTTCTGTTGAAAAATTTGAAAAGGTGTCGTTCTATAAGAAAATGGATGCTATCAACAAAGAAGTAGGGTTTGAGTAATTATTTTTTGCATAGTTCATAACCAATGGGCCTTGGAAGTACTTTTTACATATTAAGGGGGAAGTACGTGGAATTTACTTCTTTTATTTCTGCTGTGGAGGTATTATGGCCTGTATTTGTAGCGATTATTTTAACGATGGCTTGGTTATTTCGACAATTGGGTGCTAAAATGACGCAAGAACAGTGTAATTTACTTCATGAAAAACAAGAACACAGTATTGCATCCTGTGTTAGTCAACAAGAATGTAATCGGTGCCGGGAACAACAAAATAAGTACATCGCATTACAGGTTAGTCAAATAGAAGTGAACAATCGTAGAATAGAAACAACTCTAGCTGATTTTAGGGCGGAAGTAAAAAAAGATTTATGTGATTTGCAGGTGTTAATTATTGACACCATAAAAACAAATATAAATACGAAGGAAAAATAGTATGGGTGATTCTAAAGCATATCGGTATGATCCAACTAAAACGCTGACCCTACGAACGCAATTTGTACGTGAAGTGAATAGGCGTTTTGGAGAAATCAAAACAGCTATTCGACGGGCTGTGGTAGACAAAGATGTTTTTGGTTTAAAAGATCAGATACATACCAATGCATTAGATCTTCCTGCAGAAAAGGCGTATGCATTTAATAGAGACCCAGAAAAAGTAGCATTGTTTATGGAGTGGCTCGAAGAACAACAAAACAATGGTGTTCTTCATGTATCTTCGTTCAATCAATTGGGTACTGGTATTGAGCAAGTGTGGACTGCCAAATATATTTTATCAGCATACCAGCGCGGTATTTCTAGGGCGAGGCATGAGTGTATAAAGGCTGGGTACGCAGTACCCACCTTAGAGGAGTCAGGGGGCTTACTCGCAATATTTAACCAGCCATTCCACCTTGACCGTGTTGGGTTGCTTTACACACGCACGTACACAGAGTTAAAGGGAATTACTGCGGCAATGGATCAGCAGATTTCTCGTACATTGGCTGATGGTATGGTTCAAGGATTAAATCCAAATACCATAGCGCGAAATTTGACTGAACGTGTAGATGCCATTGGTATTAGTCGTGCTAGAACGCTAGCTCGAACAGAAGTGATACGGGCACATCATGGTGCTATGGTCCAAGAATACAGGAATTGGGGTATCGTTGGGGTGAAAGTAAAAGCAGAGTGGGTCACAGCCGGTGATGGTCGGGTGTGTCCACTTTGTGCCCCAATGGATGGTAAAGTGTTTACGATAGACGAGATAGAGAACAAAATTCCTGCTCACCCAAACTGTTTCTTAGATGCACAAACACTTATTTACACTTCAAATGGTTGGAAACCCATAGGGAAGATTGTTATTGGTGATTTAGTTTTAACACATAAAGGTCGTTTTCGAAGAGTATATGCATTACCACGAAATAAAGGATTAGAAGGAACTACAAAATACACACGATTTCATATTCAAGGAATGGAAAATGGTGGTGTGTCTGTTACTTCCAACCATCCCGTCCAAGTAACAAAAGAAGGGTCTTCTTTATGTAGGTGGAAAGAGGCCGGCGATGTTACTATGGATGATCAACTTTGTTTATTGGCGAATAAATGTCCTCGTTGTGGTAAATTGACACCATTCTTTAATAAATATTGTTCCCGATCCTGCCTCAGTCAAGATATTACAGATAAACAATGGGCAGATCCAAAACATAGACAAAACATGTCTAAAAAAGCTAGAGCACAAATGTATCGTGAATATTCTGATGGAACACGTGATAAAAATAAGGTAACAAAAGCCGCCAATGCTAGAATGCGTGAATTGGGAGCGCAAGGTAGATGCCCATTACAGAGAAAGGATGTTAGGGAGCTAATAAAAAAAGCAACCAATACACCAGAAATAAGAAAAGCTTCTTCTGAAAGAATGCTAAAAAACAATCCTATGTTTGACCCGGCCACACGAAAAAAAGCACGTAAATCTTTGTTGGATTTGTATAAAAATCACCCAGAAAAAAGATTAAATGCAAGAATGGCAAAGTTTCGTAAAAGTGGTAGAAAGACAGACATTGAAAAGAGAATGGCAAAATTATTAAATAAAATGGGGGTTGATTATGTATTTCAGTATCCTATTTTAAGGTATAATGCTGATTTTGCAATTCCAGCATTGAATATTGTAATTGAATGTGATGGTGATTATTGGCATTCTTCTCCAGAAGCAAAAGCACGTGATGCAATACGACAAAAGGAGATTGAAAAAGAAGGTTGGCTTGTATTGCAATATTCGGGATCACGAATAAATAAATGCTTAAATGAAATCGAACAAGAATTATCCAGGGTAGTGCTCAACCATACAGGGCAATATGAATTTGTACCTGTTTCTATTAAGAAAATTGAACATCGTGTATTAGGAAAAAATAAACTTTTGTACAATTTAAGTGTAGAAGAAGATGAGTCGTATGTTGCAAAAGGAATGGTAGTACACAACTGTCGTTGCATTTCGATTCCTGTAAATGTTACACACGAAGATGAAGATAAAGAATAATTTTATCGTATTTTGCTTGACTTATTTGTATTTCATATTATGTAATAAATCGTGGCTAATGAAATTGTAGGAGAAATCAATATGGTAATGACAATGAAAACATTTCCAGTAACTATCAACAGTGCTAATTACACACTACGCACTGAAAATTATATGGGTAGGCCACATTTGATTGCCCCTGTGATTTTGATGGTTCCTGGAGTGCATTGTGGCAGTAAAGGACCAGTCTTGTACACGGAGGAAGAACTTTCGAAGTATGCGTGTGCTTGGAATGGTCGTCCAGTACCCGTATTTCACCCAAAAGAAGGGGAAAATTTTGTATCTTGTAATTCCCCACATGTTATTGAAGAGAATTCGATTGGACATGTGTTCAATGCAGAATTTTCTGATGGTAAACTTAGGGGTGAGATATGGATTGATGAACAACAGGCTAATCGTGTTTCCCCAGTAGCGTTATCTTATATCAGAAGTGGGCATAAGTTGGATGTTTCAACGGGTGTGTTTACTGAAGATGAAGAGGTAACAGGTACTTGGAACGGGGAAGAGTATATGGCGATTGCACACAATCTTAGACCTGACCACCTCGCAGTATTGCCTGATCAGAATGGTGCTTGTTCTTGGGCCGATGGTTGCGGTGTTCGGGCAAACCAAGAAGGAGGAGGGATGCAACGTACAAAGGGTACAAAAACACAAACCAAGAAACACCCAATTTTTTCTAATCTGGCTGTAAATGCTGATTATATGGAATTGGTTCGTCGGGCACGCAATCTTGTTGATAGTATGGATAATTGGGAATCGGAACCAAGCATCTCCAATTTTTTGGAGTCTGTAACGGATACAGAAATTATCTACACTATGAATTCTGGCCAGGATACGAAAACATATGCCAGCGATTATACTATTGCTGAAGATGGTGCGATGGTATTTTCTGGCGAGTTGCGTGAAGTTACAAAAGAAGTTACATATAAACAAATCAACAATAACCAAGACGCAGAAACAAACAACGAAACCGGAGGGAATATGGCCGCAAAAGAGAAAGTACAGAAATTGATTAGCAACAGTAACACGCAGTTCACTGAGAAAGATGTTGAATGGTTGGAAGGCTTGTCTGATTGCCAGCTTGAAAAAATGACTCCTATTCTTACCGACAACACCGCCGCAGATGCTGGTGTCGCTGACAAAAAAGTCACTGTAGTTACCAATACCGACACTGTTCAGGAAAATACCATGTCAGCTACACCAAAAACTGCAGAAGAGTTTCTCAATGCCCTTCCTGCAGACATGCGCGACCAGTTTTCACATGGTCTGAAATTGCATCAGGCACAGCGTAAACACCACATTGAAGCCATTACCGGCAACAGTGATTTCACTCCGGAAATGTTGACCAATAAGGGAATGGATGAACTGGAAATTCTGGCAAAAGCATTGGCCAAGACACCTGTGGTCGATTTTTCTGGTTTGGGTACTCCGGTTGTACATACATCTTTTGAGGAAGTAGACGTATTGCTCCCCACTGGTGTTGAGTAAGTTTCATTGTTTGTTTCTGCCAATAAATTTTAAAACATACGAGGATTTGAATTATGGCGAAGAATACTGTTAAAGTCCGTTGCTACCTCAATATTATTGATGAGGAAAAGGCTGGTGGGGTTATTACTCCTGGGATGTTGGTTGTACTTGGTAGTGCTAATACAGTCATTGCACATGCCGCCGCCGGTGGAAATGTTGCTCCCAAGTTTGCCCTTGAAGACAATTTGCAGGGTAAGGGTGTTGATGACAATTATGCCTCCGGTGATATGGTTCAGAGTTGGACTCCCACTCGTGGTGATCGTGTTTATGCTCTGCTCAAAGCAAGTTCTACCGCTGTTGCTATCGGTGATTTCCTGGAATCTGCTGGTAATGGCACCTTGCAGAAGCATGTAGCAGACGAAGTTTCTTCTGCTGGTGCTCTCACTTCCAATACAAATCAGATTGTCGCAATCGCCAAGGAAGCTGTTACTCCTGGTACTTCATCCGTTCGTTGTATTGTAGAAGTTATTTAATAACAATTTCATTGAAGGAGTACGTATATGCCAGTATCAATTGATTTTATCACTGCCAATGGTCAGGGTCAGGGAGAATTGGCCTCCCGTATTGCAAATGAAGGTTCTTTGAATGTCAATGCAATGCGCCCATATTTGAATCCCAAAGATGGCCGTAGTTATATTACGGTCTTCAATGGTGGCGATGCAAAAGATGCCAAAAATTATAAAGCCCTCCCCATTACCGCCAATGCTACACTTCGCCGGGATGAGTGGAAATCGCTTGATTCTGCCGTTATGCGGATTGCTGAAGAGCGTCTGCGTGGTGTTGCCGATCTGAAAGCCGCAGGGCTGACGTACAATCTTGGTAATGGAATGGGTGCAACCGTTCTTGAATACCACGACATTTCCGATGCAATGGAAGCTCACATGTCCATGGACGGTGTGTCTCGTGGTAACAATGATGCACCCAAGTACGAAACCAATTACATGCCGCTTCCCATTGTTCATGCTGACTATCAGCTGAATGAGCGTGTATTGCAGTCTTCTCGCCGCATGGGTAATCCTTTGGATACTACCCTTGCAGAGCGTGCAGGTCGTCGTGTTGCAGAAACCTTGGAAGACATGCTGTTTTCCAACAAGACTTACACCTACGGCGGTGGAACCATTTACAGTTATGTCAACCATCCTAACAGAAACAAAGTTACCCTCAGTGTGCATTGGGATGGTTCCGGTAAAACTGCCAAGGGTATTCTTGACGATTGCCTGGAAATGAAACAGGCTTCCATTGATGCAATGCATTATGGTCCTTGGATTATCTATATCCCGACTGCGTATGAAACCGTCCTTGACGAAGATTACGACACTGCCGGAACATCCACCCAGACTATTAAGGAACGTATCCTGAAGATTTCTGGTATCAAGGACATTCGCGTTTCAGATAAGTTGGCTGCAAACAATATTGTCATGATTGAGCTGTCCAGTGATGTTGTTCGTTGGGTCAATGGTATGAACATCCAGAATGTTCAGTGGTCCTCCGAAGGAAACCTTGTTCATAACTACAAAGTTATGACAATTCAGGTTCCTCAGATCCGTAGTGATCAGGAAGGCAATTCTGGTATTATTCACCTTGCATAAACCATAAACTCGGCCCGGGATAAACAATCTCGGGCTTTTTTTTAGGAGTTTTTAATGTCTAATATGAAAGCAGAGTGGGAAAACCTCGGCGGTGTTCTCAAGTTTCATGGAACGAAGATCCGTAAGGGTGATCATTTTATTGCGTATGAAGACGAAATTCCAAAGGGGTTTCGTGATGTAATTAAACTGATTGGGCCGGCGAAAGAAGAGATTGTTGAAGTACCGGAAGAAGATAAAGCAGAAATCAAAGAAATTGTTGCTGATGTTGCTGACGAAGTTGTGTCTGAAATGTCTGAAATTGAAAAAGAGTTGGTAGAAGCTGAATCTGAAATGCCAGTACGCAGAAATCCAGTTAAGGTGCCAAAATACAAACTCGAAAAAAAAGGTGGTTGGTATAACATCATTAACATAGCCACTGGTAAAAAAATGAATACTGCGGCATTGCGTAAAGACGATGCTGATGCGTTCTTGGCTAGTTTGGATCAATAATGGTTTCCTCCTCTTGGAAGGTGCCTCCGCTTTGGGGAAATGATTCTTGTTGGATCATTGGCGGTGGCCCTTCCATATTAAAACAATTCAATGTGCCAGATGATATTGCTCAGGCCATTCAAAAAAGGGAAGTGCCATTAAATACACTCTCCAAGTATATGGCACAAATTCATAATGATCATTGCATTGGTGTGAATACAGCATATTCTATAGGCACTTGGATTGATTTTAATTTTTTTGGGGATTTTAGTTGGTATTTAGCGCACGAAGAAAAATTACATAAACATCCAGGCACACCAGTATCTTGTAATGCTCGTTTCGAACATTCTTATTACGGTGTTAAATATTTACGAAAAGAAAAAAGATTTGGGTTATCAAATAAAAATGGTTTTGTTTGTTGGAATGGAAATAGTGGTGGTGCGGCAATAAATCTTGCTTTACACTTGGGCGTAAAAGAAATTAGGTTGCTTGGGTTTGATATGGATGTAGGTGCTAACCAGTACACACATTGGCATGGATATCATGAGGAGTTAGCGGCGTTACAACCAAAGGGCACTCCACGTAAGGGCACCAAACTCCCATACGAGCGTCACCTAAGATGTTTTAGCCGTATTGCAGAAGATGCTAAACGATTTAATATCCGTATTTTGAATTGTAATCCTGATAGCAAAATAACTGAATTTGAAAAAGTGTCTTTGGAGGAGTTGTGAAAAGTCCTATCTTAATTACAGGTGCCGCTAGATCTGGGACATCTTTAGTCGCTGGCATTGTAAATTTATGTGGGGCTTTTGGTGGGAATTGTGTCGGTCCCAATAAATTTAATGCTAAAGGGATGTTCGAAAACCATGCAATCCGCCAGAATATTTTAAAGCCATACCTTGAATCACAAGGATACGATGCTTTGGGCCAATACCCACTCCCAAATACAAATGAATTGAGCATCCCCCAAGGTTTTAAAGATAGGGTTATGGCTTCTATAAAGAGTGAAGGGCTGGTAGAAGGCATGTCTTGGTTTTATAAGGGTGCTAAAATGTGTCAGATGTGGCCTGTTTGGAATTATGCTTTCCCTAATGCTAAATGGGTGATTGTGCGTAGAAGAACACCTGATATTGTTCGGTCCTGTGTACATACTGGGTTTATGAGGGCATTTTCCAATAAACAAAAACAAATCGCTGTTGGTGCCAACACGATGGAAGAGGGTTGGTTGTGGTGGGTACGACAGCATGAAAAATATTTCGTAGATATGATACAAGCTGGTTTGAATTGCAAAGTAATCTGGCCAGAACGTATGGTAGATGGTGATTATACACAGATGCATGAATTGATTGATTGGTTAGGTCTCGAATGGAATGGGGAAGTGTATAATTTCATTGAACCTAAATTATGGAGGGGTACTATATGAGAACCAGTGCTACAGAAGTTGAAAAAATAATCGTAACAGGCTTGACTGAAGATGAAGTTGATTCGTATATTTTAAGTGCGAATACAATGGTGACACAGGCTCTTGGTGATTCTGGTTTATCTGATAATGTACTAACTGAAATAGAAAAATGGCTTACTGCACATTTTATTGCATGCACACGAGTGCAACAGGTTGCTGAAGGAACTGCTGGCCCTGCAAGTGTGAAGTACCAAGGCAAAACATATACGGGTATGTATGCTACATTCTATGGACAACAAGCCACTCTTATGGATACAACGGGCACTCTAAAATCATTAGGTAGCAAAACGGCTTCTATGTATGCTGTTGGGAGTTTTGCAAATGGCTAATCCCTTACTTAATTTTATCGATACTGTGTGTGTGCAAACTGCTGTGTATTGGGAACGAAAATCTTCAAATGGATATGGTGGTTTTACTTATGAAACTCCGGTTGAAATAAAATGCCGTTGGGATGCCAATTCTAAATTGGTGTTGAATGATAAAGGTGAGCAAGTTGTTATATCAGCTGAAATATTGGTAAATCAAGAATTAGATGTTGGTGGGTTGCTATTTTTGGGAACACTGGACGATTTGGATTCTTCTTTGACGCATGAAGGGGTAGAAACACACCCAATAATTGCATTCCCAAAAAACCCATTATTCAAAAGTGCAACAGAATTCGTGAGAATGGCTTATGTCTAATCGCACTAGAGTTCGCGGCCTTGATAGATATGTTCGCCGCCTCAATAAAGAAATAAAGAAAATTGAAGGTGCTACTTTGGCCGGACTTATTAGTGCGGGTATTATTATTATTCGGTCAACAGAAAGAGATTCACCAGTTACACCAGTAGATACAGGCAATTTAAGAGCAAGTCGCTTTATGGTTACAGGAAGTGAAGTTAAATTTGGTTCTCGCCCACGATTTAAAACAGAAAATGCAGATAGGTTGCGTGCGGAACATAAAGCAACGACACAAGGAAATATGGCGTTAGCAAAAATGATGAAACGCCCTGTTGTTATTCTTGGTTATTCTGCGTACTATGCAGCATACGTTCATGAAGCTGTTGGTGTTCAATTTAAACGGTCTGGTTCCGGTGCAAAGTTTTTTCAGTCTTCTATTCGCAAAAATACAAGTAAAATACTTGAAGCGATTAAAAAAGAGGTACAAATCAAGATATGAATGCTACCAGTATAGACATAAAAGACATGTTGCAGGATAACTTAACACTGGGATTGATTTTTGGTACTAATTTATTTGTCGGATACGAACCAAATAAACCTGATTCCTGTGTAACTATTTACGATACACCGGGATTTCCTTGTGGTTTGGCCATGGACGGAGATACGGGTTATGAATATCCTGCTGTGCAAATATCAATTCGTTCTAGTGATTATGTAGAAGGGTTTAATATGGCACAGAGCATAAAAGAATTTTTACATGGTACAAACCATACCATAAGAAATAATGCACAGTATCAGGTAATGAATTGCATGTGTGCACCATTTATGTTAAACAGGGATGAAAATAGGCGCGTGCGATTTGTAGTCAATTTTGATATACAGCGCAGTTCAATTTAATTAGGAGGATATATTTATGGCAGTCGCAGGTGTTGGAACAAGTTTAAATCGATGGAGTGGTACGGCTTGGGAACAGCTTGGAGAAGTAACTGATATCAGTGGTCCGGGTATGTCTCGTGCAACAATTGATACTACACATCTTGCTACAGAAGGCGGATATCGTACATTTATTACAGGTTTTCGGGATGCCGGTTCGTTGACATTCACCATGAACTTTAACCGTGACGCATACGATTTGCTCAAATCCGATTTTGAATCTGATGTAGCTGTTGCGTATGAAATGGTTCTGCCGGACGATGAGAAAACTTCATTTGAATTCAGTGGCTTGGTAACGGAGATTCCTCTTACGGTGCCCACGGATGATAAAATTTCTGTGGCTGTTACCATTAAAATCAGTGGTGTTGTTACGGTCAATTCAGGTGCTGGTTCAGTGACGAATCCGGTTACGTAAGTAATTTTTAAGTCTGTCTTAATCATAGGCAGACTAAACCTATTATTTTAAGGAGATTAATCATGTCTATTGCTACTCTTACTCGTTCTGCTTTTATGGCTATTCCCACCCCCGAAGTTGAAACACATTATATTGAAGAAGTAGGCTGTGATGTTTGTTTTAAACAAATGACCGCACAAGAATTGGATTCATATGATTGGTCCTTGGTTAAGTTTGAAATAGACAAAGAAACGGGCATTGAAAATATCACCAGACGTACTGACAACACCAAAGCAAAATATCTTGTTCGTTGTTTGTGTGATGCAGATGGTGTGCGTTTGTTTACTGATGATGAATATCTGTTGCTTGGTCAGAAGCCTCCCAAAGTAATCAATGCACTTCATAAAAAAGCCCAGGAAGTGAATGGCATTATTGCTGGGAAACCAGCTGAAAAAAACTTAGACACCGAGAAATAAGAATATTTGCATTTCGATTATGCTTATCTCTCGGGTATCCCCATCCTGATTATTTATTGTCTGTATTAACAGCAAAGCAATTACAAGAATGGTTCGAATATTATGAAATAGAGCCGTTTGGTAGTGTGAATGAAGATGCTCAATCTGCATATACAAGACAAACAATAGCTGTTGCAAATGGTATGTCGAAGATTGATAAAAAACCATTTACAATATCAGATTGGTCTTTGTTGATGCCACAGAAAAAAAGTGAAAAGAAATCAGTTGGAAAAACAACAGATCAAATAAAAGAAATCATGATGGCTGTAGCACAAGTTCAAAATAAAAAGAGGTCCAAATGAATATAGGCGAATTGACTGCGATGATTGGTGCGGATATTCGTGATTTAAAAACATCCGCCGCACAAGCAGAAAAAATCATGTCCGAGTATGCAAGGCATGTAGATAGAGAGCTTAAAAAATCGGACCAAGATTGGAAAACTTCTGCTACAGTTGTCAATACACAAACAAAGAAGATGCAATCTGACATTGAGCGCACTTCGACATCCTTGCAAAGTATGAAAAAACACGCATTAGGATTGCGAAGTGCGCTTTCTCTTATTGGGTCTGCTTTAGTTTTGAAAAATTTATTCGATGTAGGTAAAGAAGTATCTATGTTGAATATTTCGTTCGAAGCTGTTTTTGGATCTGCCCAAAAAGCCGCATCTGAAATGGCGTATGTCAAAAAAGTTTCAGATGACATGGGTCAGAATCTATATGTTGTTGCAAAACAGTTCAAAGGATTGTCAGCCGCCGCCATGAATACCGTAATGGAGGGGCAGGGTGTACATGACATTTTCCGTGCTATTACAAAAGCATCTGCCAGTTTGGGATTGTCTTCATACGAAACAGAAGGTGCTTTGTATGCTGTTCAGCAGATGATTTCAAAAGGTACAGTACAATCAGAAGAGTTACGTGGTCAGTTGGGTGAGCGTCTTCCCGGTGCTTTTAGAATGGCCGCAGAAGCAATGGGAATGACCCAAAAGGAATTGGGTAAAGCACTTGAAATGGGGCAAATCATGGCAACAGATTTGCTTCCCAAATTGGCTCGTGTGTTAGAATCTACATTTACTGGAAAAGTGTCTGCCGCTGTCGCCGCGAGTAACAAACTTGCAGAGGGTTGGAAGACACTTAGGTGGAATATAGCAAAGTCAGGTTTTTTAGAGGAAGCGGCGGGGAGTGTCATGGCACTGGCACAAAGTATGGACTCCCCAGCAATGCAAAGCTCTTTGGCAGAACTTGGTCAGGGGCTTGGTGATATGATTGGGCAGTTACGCCCGTTGATTCCTTTGGTTAGTAGTTTTACATCAGCTTTATCTGGTGTTGTTTCAGGTATTGCTAGTATCGGTACAGCATACGCCGCACTCCCATCAGAAATTACGGCTGGTGTTGGTACAGGGCTTATCATGCGTGTGTTATGTGGTTCAACCCCTGTTGCAATGGCTGTTGCAATGCTTGTGACTTTAGAAAAGTCAATGAAAGCTGTAAATGAACAAATAAAAAATGCAACTGCAGAAGGGTGGATATCACAGTGGGATTTTTCATTGCCCACGCTAAAAGAAATGACAAGTGTTATCAACAGATTGGCCACAGCATTAGAAAATTTAAGAAAGGCCGGAAAGGGTGATCGGGATTTAAATACGGGTGAAATAACTGCACAAGGTAAAATCAACGAAAACAAAGATCATATTGCAAATGCACGTGATAAATATGCTGGTACTTGGTCTCAATATGATGCTGAATTGCAATTACAAGCTGATAGAGCAGATAAAGCATATACAGATGCAAAAAATAAACGTGCGGACGATATGTACTCGAAGTATTATGCGCATATCATTGCAATGGGTGAGGCATCTGCAGGGCTTACCAAGAAACAAATGGAAGACGAACGTAAATTTTACAAACAATTAGATATATTGCAGGGCACTTCCTATGAAAAAGAATTAAGAGCATTAAAGGCAGAAGAACAGTCCAATATTGGCAAACTGCAAAATGATTTAGCCGCACATGAAATGTTTTTGTTACAGAAACAAAAGCTGGATGATAAATACAAGGAAAGCCGTGTGCTTTCTCCTGATATGTATTCTGCAGAAGAAAGCCGTGCGGCGGCATCAAATGTAATTAGTAATATGCCTGATTATGATATTAAGGTGGCCGCACACCAAGGAATCGATTTAGTAGCACTTCGAAAAGATTATGCAAAGCAAGCAGAATTAGATAAGAAAGCAGATGAAGCCAGAATTAAGGAGGCTAAAGTCGCACATGATGCAAAAATCGAGTTAGAATCTGATTGGTCTGATAAATATGTAACTGTTACTGCTACAACAACAGATAGAGCTTTATATTTTTTGAAAAAAGAATATGATGGCTATGCCAGTTTAACAGACCATAAAAAAGAAATAGCACAAGCATATGAAATTGAAAAACAAGCAATTCTGGATGCCGGTAATGCTGAGGAAATTGCTAAAAAGAAACAGTTCTGGGAAACCCATGATAAACTGACGATGTCTTCATACCAGTACCAAAAACAAATATTAGATGCTGAGTATGCTGAGTATTCTAAATATATTACAGATAAAACAGCATTAAATGAATTTTATAATGCTCGATTACAAGAATTACAAGTAAATGAATTAGAATTACAAAAAACAGCATTGGATGGATTTGAAGATGGTTTGGAACAGGTAAGAAAAACGGCTGGTTGGACTTTTGATAATGTAAAATCCACAACAGTATCTGCTTTTTCAGGAATGACGGATGCTATTACAGATTTTTGTATGACTGGAAAGATTTCTTTTTCAGATTTTGCTGAAAGCATTATAAAAGATATGGTTAAGATGCAGATACAAGCTCAAGTAACTGCTCCGTTAGCTTCAGGACTTTCTTCTATAGCTGGTTCAATAGGAAATAGCCTTGTTAATGCTTACTACGGAAATGTCAGTGCTGTTGGTTCTGCTGGACCTTTGCCACAGGCAAAAGGAAATGTTTTCCAAAGTCCTTCCCTACACGAATACGCTAATACAGTCCAGACAAGTCCAAAGACGTTTGCTTTTGCAAATGGTGGGGTATTTGCTGAAGCTGGTCCTGAAGCTATCATGCCTCTAACAAAGGGATCTGATGGAAAACTTGGAGTGTATGCTTCAGGATCATCTGGTGATACATATATTACGTATAATGTGGATGCGACAAACGCGCAAAGCGGAGTTGAGGAGGCTATCATAACGGCCTTGCAGGATTTGAACAATAACTTGGAAAAAAGAGCACTTAAAGCTGTCGTTAGCGCGGCAAATCGTGGTGGTAATTTTGCAAAAGCTGTGGGGAGAACGTAATGATTATATTAACATGGCCATCTGATATGTATGTATCACAATTATCTTGGTATCTTGAATATAATACGACAACATTTACATCACCATTAACCAAATCAGTACAAACAATAGAAATGCCCGGTTCAAGATGGAAAGCTTCAGCAACAATAAAAAATTTAACAAGAGCACAATGGAATCCTTTTAGTGCTTTTTTATCATCATTGCGTGGGCAATCCGGTCGATTTTATTTTAGTCCTACAATGGGGGCAACTCCGATATATAATTTTACCCCTTCCAAGACGATAATAGTATCTGGTTCAGGGCAGACTGGAAATTCTCTTTTAACAACAGGTTGGGCGAGTAAATCTACGGTTTTACGAGCTGGGGATTATTTTAGTGTAGTAACACCAATAGGAAGAGAATTAAAACAAATAACTTCTGATGCTGTAAGTACTGATGCTGGTGCGGCTAACTTGACTTTTGTCCCTAATTTACGTAATAGTCCTATAGACGGAGCGGCTATAACTTTGGACTCTCCTTCATGCATTATGAAACTTGATGATGACGCGCAGACACAAGGAACATATACATCAGGACCGTTTGGGGCTTTTACTATATCAATGACAGAGGTTATATATGCGTAGTATATCAGATGATAGCAAGACGGCGGTTGCAAGTGATGTAGTTTATCCAATATATCTTGTTTATCTTGAAACAGGTACAGCTGGAGAAGAAATATATTTGTCCTCGACGCCCTACGATATTGAATATAACGGAAACACGTTCCTAGGGGTCGGAACTCTTGGAAAAATTGGAGACATCACGGAAGGCTCGGAAATCCAAAGTTATAACTTAAATCTTACACTTTCGGGGATACCGAATAGCATTATCTTTGAAGCCTTTGAAACAACGATGCAGAATAAAGTCTGCAAAGTCTGGATGGGGCTTTTAAATAGTGCCGGAGTTTTTGACGGTAATCCTGTGCTTATGTTTAGCGGGAAAACCGACACAATGGAGATTGAGCTAGGCGAAACGGCCACGATTACCCTTAGTGCCGAATCAAGACTCGTTGATTGGGAGCGTGCTAGAACATCACTTTATACTGATGCCTCTCAGAAAAAGAACTGGCCGTCTGACAAAGGTTTTGAGTTCGTCGAGGCTACGTCTGAAGCCGAAATCATATGGGGGCAAGCATAATGAAAAGATATGAAAATTGGGAAATGTTTTTGTTCAAGGCCGTTGATAGGGAAAAGAAAAAACCTTTTTCTTACGGAACACATGACTGTGTTCTTTTAGCCTCTAGGCTTATAGAATCCATGACAGGGGAAGACATTGCAGCTCCTATGCGGGGGACATATACAACTGCACTCGGTGCTTTAAAGATCATGAAAAAGGAATATGGTGTAGATAATGTGTGTGATCTTGCTAGCTTATTTCTTCCTGAAATAGAGATAAAAAAAGCAAAGCGTGGGGATGTTATTTTTTATAAGGATGAGAAAAATCCAGTCGGAGCTTTGGGCGTAATCCTTGGAGAAAATGCTATCATTCCTTCAGATGATCATTGCATATATGTCCCGGTTTCTAAATGCCTACGGGCTTGGGTGGTTTAAATGGCATCTATAGTAATTGCTACAGTGGCGACTCTTGCGGCGACAGTGGCGTCATCTTTGGTTGCAGGCACAATCATGTCTGCTATTGTTTACGCTGGTGTGATGGCTGGCGTTACGGCAATAGGCTATGCTATTTTTGGGCCAAATGCGGCAGATGCTGTGTCGGCAGTTTCGAGAACACCTGAAGATATACAACGGACTATTCAATCATCTACAGAATCGCGTAAAATTGTATATGGTACGTCTAAAGTTGGTGGACCATTAATCCTTGCTTATAGTTCCGGGAGCCAGAATCAGTATCTACATCTTGTAGAAGCTCTTTGTGAAGGGCCGGTTAAAAGCATAGAAGAAATATGGTTTAACGACACACTTTCTACTGATTCAAGATGGCAAGCGGCTGGTGGTGGACACCGGACAGTATCATATACTGGTGAAACGGACCAACTTGCTGATGCAAATTTAGTTTCTGAATGTCCCGAATGGACAGATGACCATAGACTACGTGGCACGGCTTACATCTATACTAGACTCCACTACCAGCCTTTTGATCCAGACGGCGATGCAGACCAAGCCCTGGGTTCGGACGTATGGTGCAATGGTATTCCGACAATAACCGCCGTAGTAAAAGGACGGAAGGTTTACGATCCTAGAGACTCAACCCAGGAAAAAAATAATCCTGATACCTGGACATGGAGTAGAAATCCTGTCCTTTGTATTCTTGATTACATCCGTGCTGGTAGTGCTGATATTGACTGGCCGACAAACGAAAATGGTGTTAAAATTCCTCCGTTCCGTGGCTTAGAAGCTCCTGACGCTGAAATAGATTGGGCAAACTGGGAAACTGGTGCTAATATTTGTGACGAAAGCATTACTTTCTCTGATGGCACGACCGGGGTACGCTACACACTAGACGGCGTTATCTATCTTGATGCACAACCCTCCGCTATTATAGAACAAATGCTTACGACATGTGTCGGAAATATAGTATATGCTCAGGGTTTGTGGAGAATTTTTCCAGCGGCATACAAAACCTCTGATTTTTCATTAACAAGTGATGACCTTCGGGATAGTATTAAAGTCCTTCCTTATAAGTCAAAAAGTGAATTATTCAACACAGTTAAGGGGACGTATGCAAGTTCTGAGGCAAATTATGTTTCTACGGAATTTCCTACGGTTTCCGATGTTGGTCCTGTTGATGGTGATGAAACATATGAGGAGATAGATGGCGGTGTTGTTGAGACTTCCATTTCCCTCCCTTTTACATCTGATTATCGTATGGCCCAAAGGCTGGCAAAATTAGCCCTTAGAAAACAGCGGATATGTAAAGAAGTAACATTCCCGGCTAAACTTACAGCACTTCCAATTTCTGCCCAAAGCGTTATTGATCTTACGATTGACACCCTTGGATGGGCTGAAAAACCTTTCCGGGTTGTAAACTGGGCCTTAGCCGATTATGGTATTGATCTTACGCTCCAAGAGGAAAGCACAGATATTTATGCTTACACATCTGCAGAAGAAGTGGCTTCTACGAGTACAAACGCAGTAACGGTGCCCGACCCTTGGTATGTTGAACCTCCGACGAATTTAGCTTTTAGTGAAGAAAACTATGCTCTTTCTGGGAATGCTCTTTTGACATGGACAGTCTCAACAGATGCTTTCGTTGCTGGCTATAAAATACAAGTCAAAGGCAGTGCAGAAACAACGTGGTCTGAGCTAGTTTCTCGTATCCAGGCAAATAGATATAGTCTCACAAATCTTGGTGTCGGTGATTATTCTTTTAGAATACAAGCTATAAATACAATCGGGGCAACGTCTTCTTGGGTATCTGTTGACGGTAGTATTTCCATTCCACTTGTCATGGAGAGGGTGTCCGGCCTTGAGCTTTGGCAAGGTGAGGGTCTAGGTAATAAAACTGAGTTTACGGGGCAGGATGCAAAATTTGTATGGCGTGCCGCTTCAAAAACACATAGTTATGATTTTGGTGAGGAACCTTTTGGTGGTGACTCAGGAGCTTTAGATACCTATTTTAAAGACTATGAAGTCAGGGTTGTTGACGTTGATTCCGGTTTAACTGTCAGGACAGAACACCCAACTACAAACTATTGGGAATACTCATATGAAAAGAACTTTGAAGACGGTTTAAGACGGGAATTTAAAGTAGAAGTTTATCAACGCGGAGATCAGAACCAGCTTTCATCGAGTGCTGCTTCATTAACCGTCAGTAATCCTGCACCAGATGCTTTGACTGGATTAAAAATTGACGCTAGCTATGGTACTATCTATATCCAGTTCACTTCTCCTGATGATAACGATTTTAAAGGTATTCTTATATGGCTATCCCAAACAAGTGGCTTTACACCTTCAACTGATAATCAAGTTTTTGACGGGATAGGAAATGCCGTCTCGATTTCAGGGCTTAACCAAGGGGAGACTTACTATCTTCGTATTGCCGGATATGACGGTTTTGGCAAAGAAAATCTTAACACAAGTTCCGAAGTTGGCGTTGATACACTTAAAAATGACGTTGACAAAGAATATGTGGATGCTCAGGATGCATTTGTTAAAGCCCAAGCAGATAGTGCCGCGCAAACATATGCTAATGATCTAAATAATTTAGAACAAATAAGGGCAGATGCTTATGCAGATGGGATAGTGACTACAGCAGAGGCCAGGGCAATTGCTGCGGCACAAACAAAAGCAGATGCTGCACAGGTGGCGGCTGAAGCAACAGCTATTAGTTATACTGATACATTATCTACAGCAAATCTTTTAGTTAATGCTGATTTTTCTGGGGATGTACAGGTAGGGTGGTCATTCACCCAGGGGTCAGAAACTCAAACTATAACACCGTTTAAAGATCTTGATGGTTGGTTCCCTACTGGTGGGCACTGTTTATGTTTGATGACTGGAAATGCAGATACCAATTCTGAGCATTTTTGTGAAATGAGTTCAGATATGGTTCCTGTTGTAGTTGGAGAAAAATACGGGATATCCTGTTATACTGGGGCACATAGATGTAGAATTGCTGTTTTTATGTATTACTATGATTCCACTGGTGCTTATGCAGGGAACAGCGGTCTTGCATTTAATTCCACATTAGCGGGCGGACACAGCCTTTCAAACTATATAAGAATATTCGCCACTGGAACTATTCCAAGTGGAGCTAATCAAGTTAGAGCCATTCTGCGTAAATATTCTACAACTCCAGGAGAAGCTAATTCTTACGGATTTTTTGCTTATCCAATGCTCCAGCGTGTTACTGCTAGTCAAACAATCCCAAGTGCATGGTGTTCTGGAACGGGGTTGTCTCAACAATGGGCATACACCGGCACCACTGAGTTTGATGGTGGGAATATTAGGGCAGATACAGTTACGGCTGTTGCCGTTGGTACTAATGAAATTATCACAAATACTGCTAACATCGCTAATGGTGTTATCGTATCAGCACATATTGGAGAGTTGCAAGTAACACAGGCAAAGATTGCAGATGCAGCCATTGATGAAGCAAAAATAGCAGATTTGGCTGTTACAAATGCAAAGATAGATGATCTTGATGGGGCAAAAATCCATGCCGACTCGACAATAACAATAGGTGATGTTGCAGCCGGTAATTATTGTATGCTCACTGATGGTGAGGTTAAAACATTCCGTTACCTGGAGAATCTGGCACGTCAGACTAAAGAACTAAAACAGTGGGAAGCTGGTTCCTGTGATAATGCTGATGCAAATGATGCTAATTCAGCGTGGACTTATTTAACAGGGTATTACGAAACACAACCTTCCCTTTTCTTGACCCCTAAAACACTACAAACTGTCTATGATCGCACGGCTATTGGAAATCAGTTTTTAAATATGGACGTGTCAGTTATTGAGCTTGTCCCAGACCATACGAACCAATATCGTTTTAAAGCAAATGCTCGGTTAATTGATGATGGTGGTGTTGGTAATGTTATTGTAAGCCAAACAACTACAAATACGTCAGCCACAGCAACATATTCATCTAGTACAATAACAACCCCGGCATTGGTTGTTGGAATTGCTGTCCATGCTACGTTCTCCTCATCTCACGGAACTGGTACGGATGGATTGTATTATATAAGAAAATTCCAATGGCGATTATACATTGACGATGTTGCACAAACATGGTCAGCATGGTATGAATTAAATTCATTAAGCACAATGTCTTTAGATTCTAGCGTAACATCTTTAACTTCAAAGGCACATACTTTTAAGGTTGAGACAAGTTTTGCAGATTATGGGGGGACTTTTAATACTGGGACGGTTACTGAATATTCAACAAGTACTGCTTCTGTTAATGAAACCTTTATGACTGATTATGTATCAACTACTAATCTTATTGATAAATCATTTAGTTTTACAGTACCTACTAAAACTTTATCTGGATGGACACTTAGTTCTATTAAATTAACAGGCTCTCTTACAATATCTGTTAATAATACATCAGATTGGGGTATTACTGTAACTAATATTCGAATGTATATAGATTCTACTTTCATTGGTTATGATAGTTATGAGGGCAGCGCTGATCCAGTAACAAAAACAATGTCAATTAATAATCTTAGTTTAAGTGCAGGAACACATACAGCACATTTTAAATATCGTTGTAGTGAATCTCCTTCTATTCTTCGACATACAGCTAGTATGAGTGGGACATATACATATACATTTAGTAGACTTAAGCCAGGAACTACAGCAGTTGAAAATAAAACAGTTGTAGTTTCATACGACTACACATTAGGTGCTATAAACGTGCTTTCAACAGGATCAGTTAATTATTTGGCATTAGGAGTTTAAAAAATGGCACAATACAAAACAGGCACGGTTTCCGTTACTAATGGTTCACAAATAGTAACAGGGTTAGGAACATCTTGGCTGACGGAAGTAACAACCGGAGATATTTTAATAATCCTAGATGATGGGGTATGGTATGAAATAGCTTCTATTACTAATGATACAAGCCTGACACTTTCTGCAAATTATGCAGGAACAACAGGGAGTGGACTTACATACGCTATAACAAGAGACTTTACATCACCGGATAATATTCCATACCCGGAAAAGGGTGATATTGAAACCACTGCAATCGTTAAGCGTGCAATTCTTACAATCCAATCATTAATTACAACTTTAAAAACATAATTCCTCAAAAAACCTTAAAAGGGACTTTTTACGTTTTAAAAGGAGATCATATGTGTTGGACACCGTTACGTTATTTTCAAGAAGATGAATTTATGCCCGGAGCCGAAAAATCATCCAAGGAGATTCGTTTTCTTATTGATGATATTAGACAAGCATCTACGGATATAGCTAAAGATAAAAAAGATGTATCATGCATTATCCATTGCTGTTGGGCAGCTAAAGGGCATTCTGCAAAAAGCTATCATTATACCGGACAGGCTATTGATTTCCATATAACGGGTGTACCGCTAATATTGCAGTATACAATCCTTACGAGTTTTAGGGGTATCGGTGCTTTGGGCTTTTACCCATACTGGCACCACCCCGGCTGGCATCTAGACATACGTCCCAATGATAGGCGGCTAGAGTGGTTATGCACAAAAATACAATCAGTGTATGAAACAAAACCACACTATAATTACGATTATGGAGCACATCTTATTATGCCATATCTTATAAATATGTGAACAATTTTACTGGAGGTGTATTATGGAAGAAAAGAAATGGTGGGCATCCCGCTCGATTTGGTCGCTGATTGTTGCGTTGGCTTGTGTTGTCGCCGGTATTTTTGGCGTAGATATTGACGAAGCCACAAAGGAAGCATTGCTCGATAATACGGTAGCTGTTGTATCTGCCATTGGTGCTGTAGTTGGTATTATCAGTGGTGCCATTTTTAGGATGAAGGCTACTAAAACAATCAAGAAATAATATGGGGAAATACGCTGAACTTTTCTTATTATTCGGTAGGATATATGAAAGTATCATGGCAACCATTAAGAATAAGAAAAAGCAATCTGTGGCGGATTCTATTACTGCTGATCCTGTTGATTGGAGTAATTCTCATTTTAACAGGGTGCCAGACGCAGATACCAGTAAAACCACCAATTCCAAACGGAATAGTGGTGGAGCGAATACCTAATACAGATTATGTTCGGATGAAAGAAACACAATACGAAAACCTTATGCACTACATACATGAATTAGAATGTGGATATGAATAAAAATGGTGGTCAGGATATAAGCAACATTCCTGGCCACCATTGTTTTTATAATTGTGTAACAATAGATTTTTCTTTCTTAATACTGACTTCAAAAACCCTATCTGCACCATCCATTATATCGTTTCTATCTGCTCGTTCATCACTGATTGTAATAATCTGCACACCTAATTCTTTAGATATAGCCTTCATCATCCCAATCGCATTTGAATTTTCAACCACACCTTTTAGGTGCTTGAATGGTTCGTCTAGAATTAAAACAGGTCTGGTGTGTGTTCCCATGCTCCAAGCCGATATACGCAATGCAAAGGAAGCAATATCTGCCGCACCATACCCACTACTTGATAACGGGTCTATTTCCCGGCCACCCCGTTCAAACAATAAATCACATTCTGTTTTGTTTCTTCGTTCTTCAAACTTAACAACCATGGAATATGGATTAGCAAAAACAGCATCTTGGGCTGATGTGACAACAGAAGCAAGTTGAAACTCGAGCTGTTTTTGTGTTTGTAAGGCAACAGCTTTTACAATATCTTCTGCTTCTTCTAATTGTTTTACTGCGTTTTCTGCTTTTTTTAAATCGGCTGTGGTTTTTTCTATCTGCACAGTTACAGACCGTTCTTCCCCACGCCTACGCTCATATTCTATTCGTAATCGATTAAGCATTGTTTACTCCAAAAGGTCTTCAATCTGATTACATACTTTTTTAAATTCTTTTTCGATATTGCTTATTTGCTCTTCACAAATAACGAGTTGGGCTTCAGCATCTTTAACTGTAGCATATCCCAAATTTTTCAACTCTTTACGTTTGGATTTCAATTCGCCCTGCAACATAGTTATTTTCTTTTCCTTTGTTGCTATATCCTTTTTCATATCCAATAGTTCTTTTGTAGTAAATACCATTATTTCTCCTAAAAAGTAGGTTGTTGTGTTCTGGCTATAAATTCTAAATTAAGTGATGGTATTTCGGCTGGAACCACACTAAATACAATTCGAGTACAGCTATCACATAAATCATGCACAACACCATTCAACTCAACATATCTCAATTTTGTAGGATCTACAGGTGTTATAATTACTACAGTATCTTCTTTCATCATTTCTCCATACTATCATAAATGCATTGTTTGATTTCTTGGGCTGTGTTGTGTTGTTTAAAAAACATTTCTAGGTTATCTTCAAATTTTAGCTGTTTTCCAGTCTTGGCTTGTACGGACCGCATAAAAGCCGTGTATCTTTGCTTTTTAGTGCGTTGTTGTTGCAAGTGTACCCTACTAATGCACCCGCTATTGTACGTTAAGATATGCCGCTTTATCGCATGCTGTTTTGCATTGTATAAATACACACACGGTTTACTTTTATACTGGTCAGCACTCATACGCAAAATGGACCCAGGATTCACCAAAATACGGCCTTGGTATTCTTCAGTAAATGATTTGTGGTTGTGGCCAGTAACAATTAAATCGTACATTGGGTACTTTCTCAAAATCTGTTTGGCTGATAAATCAGTGCACCCCGGCCAAGGTTTTTTCCCTTTGAAAGTCATTACATGCCATAATAGGATTGAGCGGCCCTGAAAATTCAAACTCGCTTCATCGGGCTCCTGTCCCCAATGGCCACCCATAACAACATCCAAAGCACCAGCAACTTCTAACGTGTGTAAGGCTGTCTTATCAAACAAATCGAGATTATGCTGTGGCAAATCATGATTGCCATATACTGTCTTGAAATATTGTTTAAATCCATAATCATCTAAAATGTGTAAAATAAATTGACTGATTAAACGAGGGGAGCCATTCCATTTATTAAATAAATCACCAGCGTGTAATATTGGTAAATTCAAAGCAACAATTTGAGCAACCTTGTTCCATTCAGCTTCCCATATATCGTCTGTTCTGCAAACTGGAGAATCTTCTCGCAAATGCCAATCTGCAGTAAGTATTAAATCTGCGTCGAATTGTTTTCTTTGCATATGATATTCTCACATAGTGGGCATATTTCAGGCATGCTATTTTTGAATTGTGTTTTAAGCACACCCAATTCTGCAGTATACTTTTCCAATGCAATATCGATATTTTTTATTTGGTTGACTACTATTTCAAGATTGTTTTTGGTGGTTTCAGCCGTGCATATTTGTGCATCCAACTCGAGTGCTTTCTCCAACAAATCACTATTTATAGAATCACTTTCTAATTCTGATATTGCTTCGATTATATCATTTATATCATCAAGAACCATAATAATATCACTTTGTTTATTGACAAATACTTTATCGGCATTTAATAATTGCAATGCATCATTTACCAATTCTTTATGGGTAATGCTTTCTTTATTTTTTTTGAGTATTGATAATGTGTAATGAATTTCAGCACAGGCTTTATTTATTTGGGAATACTGTGTTCTAATAGAATCTAATTCTTTTTCTAATACAGTAGCACGTTTTAATTCAGTTTCAGTTTCATCCAAATATTCGTACGATTGTAATTCATCATGTAACTCACCAAGATATGCTGTGCCTTTGGTAACATCTTGTGAAACACGGTGATATTTACTATGCAAATTGTGTATTGTTTCATCAATAATATCTAACGATGCTACTTTGTTTAGGTATTTCGCAACATCACCAGAACTACTTTGCAATAAAAAGAAAGGGTCAATCTGTGTTTGTATATTCAAATCCCTATGCAATGCATGTGCGTTTAATATTTCTTCTGGTGGGTTTCTTCCGATTGCTTTAAACAGGGTATCATCTAATTTATAATGGTTTTCTGTTTTGGAGACTGTGCGTGTAATGCAACAATCATTCAATACCATTTTTACAGAACAATTTTCTTCTCCATTGGTTATAAATCCCCGTCCTAGTGGCCTATTGAACAAAGCCCACAACATACTTCGAAAAATTGCAGATTTCCCGGCATCAGTTGCACCAATAATTACATTGACACCGGGATCAAAATCAATCTGCGTATGCTTATGGGACTGGAAGTTTTTTATTTCGAGTCCTTTTATCATATTTCCTCTTCAGTTATTTTTAATCACATGCCAACCAATAACCAAGAGCAATTCCCACAACTACACCAACAATAAAACAACTCCATGCAATGAATATACTAGGTGGTACTATCATAATATGCCTCTTAATCAGGTTGCAATATACACAAATCGTCTGCATAGTAATCTACGTCTTTTGAATATCCGCCCTTTAATCGTAATTTACGCCAACATGCTTTGCACCTATGATCTGGTGTAACTTTCCCACAATCACAGCATCTGTGAATTGGTTTTCGCCACTTTGTTCTCCTCATTCTCTTTGCCACGTTGAACTCCTTTAATTTTAATGTCTTCAAAAAAAACAGGCATTCTTTTTTGAAAATCAAATAGAAGGGGTACCATAAGCTCTCGAATTTGTGGGTGTGCGGCTTGTGCTGTGCGTAATTTAAGAATATGCCGCCATTCTCTGATATTGGCAGTAACAACAATTTCAGTTTTTAAACTGTTTGGAAGAACACTTCTGGCTTGTTCAGGCTTGGCACCATTTTCAAGCATTGCTAAATAGGTGTTCTCAGCCAAACGCATAGCCACTTCCCATAATCCATATTGTGTTGAATCCTTATTCCAAAAACAAGGACGAATAAGAGTAATTTCATTACCAAATTTATCTTTGGAATAGTTGGCATATCTTGTACTTTCTTGGGAGAAGGAAGCTAATCGGTGACGTACAATTTCATGGGATATACCCCTGTCACAAATAAACCTAACGGATAAAGAATAATGTTCCAAAACAGATTCATGCCCAACAGTGATACATTGTTTAATACGACGAATATCATCTTCAAACCCTTTAGATTCTGATTTATAGCATGTTCTTGCCGCATCAGAACAACGAACAAGGGCGGCTAGATATTCCGGTTCCGACATTATTTTATATGAAGCATCTATGATTTTCAAAGTATCTCCTACCCAAATGGGCAATAATTTGCATCGTTTTGTGGATATCCCAAATACATGCATTGTTCAGATATACATTCTTCTTTTTCTAATCGTTTAGCTCTTGCCCTTTGCCCTTTTTTAATTTGTTCTGATTTTTTCTTGCTCTCAGCAGACATTAAATTCCTGTCTTTTATTCTGGTTCGTTTTACAGATTCTCTAACACCTTTTTTACGATTTATTTCAGCACATTCAGGACAACAAGTTTTTTGGTTTGCTTTACCTTTTGGAATATCAAATGGCTTATTACAAACTTTGCATAACCTTCTTGTTTCATGCACGATTTTTCTTTCTTTTTTACGGTCCCTATATCGTTTATTTCTCCTCGCCCTAATTTTATATGCTTCTGTTCGTTGTATTTCTTCTTTCTGTATGGATGTTCCGTTTAATCCCAGTTTTCTACGTGCGTAGTATCGTGCATTTTGTTTCCTACGTGCACTTTTTTTACATTCTTCTTTATCACATACACTATGATTATATGTACGTGCCTCAAAAAATTCATTACATTCTGTGCAAATAGCCACGATACCACTCCTTATTTAAACATGGGGTATTTTTTATCTAAGTGTATTCTAGAAGTTGTTGTTCCTCGTTGCCCAACATACTTGCCATTATACAAAAACTCGACACCATACGTATATGCGAATGTAAATTGGCAAATCGCAATACCACTATTAAGAACAATGGGGTTTGGTGATGCGTTAAATAATTCCAATGTAATTTGCCCACGAAATCCAGGGTCTATCCAACCAGCATTATGAATAAATAAACCGGCACGTCCTATAGATGATTTACCCTGTACCTCTGCAGACACATTAAATGGTATTTCGACATATTCTACTGTACTGGCTAAACAAAATTCTTTTGGTTTCAGCGTGTATTGTGTAGCTGTTGGATAGGATATATAGGGGGTTTCGTCTCCCAATACAACAGGAACACCATGTAAATCTTCAATATAAGAAAACCCCACAGCCAACGTACAATCATAACTTGCTGGCTGTAGGTGTTTCCGATTAAAAGAGTTAATCATACTCTGCTTTTCAATAAGCTCCCGAATAAATTTGCTACCCAATCGCATTATTTAGTCCTCTTCACAAAGTTTACACGAGCCTTTTTTCCAATCATATCAAAAAACAGCTTTGCGTCCATCACGACCAATTCTTCTACATTATTCTTCTTTATAACCAAAAGCCAATCTGTATTCGGTAAAGTATTAGTTTTGGCCTGTTTAATCCAAGCAGGAATGGACCATGTTTCCTGCCATTTACATTCTACAGAAAATGGAAACAATTTAAGCACATGTGATTCCATACGCACGTCAGTTCCATTCTGTCCCATGGGCCGGGATTCTATAGGGCAATCTTCACCACTACTACCCCAATCATACCCTGTTACATGTGATATTTGTTCACAAACCCATTGTTGCAATCTTCTTCCTTTTGCCTTTGCCGACTGCACGCTTATTCTTTTCTTTGCCAAAATAAATCTCCCAGTCTTGGGCCATTGATTGCAACAGCCATTTTTTAAATCCAAATTCCTTAAACATATCCTCCAATGCCGCCACACTAAATTCATCTTGTTGCAAAGTTGGTGTTTCACATCCCGGTAAAGGTAATTTCACGAGCCATTCGTTTCTCTCAATTATTTTGGTGTTGTTTTGAATGTCTTGGTATTTTTTAGATGTTTCTTTTAATTCACCAAGCAAATATTTTATCGCCGTTTTCTCACCAACACCAACCACACCCGGCACGTTATCACTTGTGCATCCTGCAATTTGTTTTACCTGCACCCACTGGCTAGGGGTAACACCTTTATGCACCTGCATCCAAGTGATATCACGCTTAGATCGCTCCTTAATGTTATATAAACACACACGGTCAGAAATAAGCTGTAACATATCATCATCAGAAGTAACAATTACTTGGTGGCATTCCCAATCCTGTGCAAGTACCGCCATAATATCATCACCCTCATACCCATCTTGAAAAAACACATTGTTGAAACCAATCTGAGGTAATATGTCAAATCGTAATTGGTTAAACTGTGCATAATCTTCAATGTCTTGTTGTGTTACTTCTTGTTCATCCCGTTTCTCTTTGTAAAATGGGTATCGGTCTTTGCGTATAGAATTATGATTATCCCATACAAAAATAGTTTCACTTGGACGCAATATACGTGCCAAAAGAAACACCTGACTTAGAAACCCATAAATAACACCAGTAGATTTTCCTTGGTACATCATACTTCCAGTGGTGTGTCTTGCCTTATGGCATAAGAAATTACAATCAAGTACCATTATAGGTTGCATACTACCTCTTTTTCTTTTTGCGAGATACCTCGAATTTCAACTCGATGGATTCCCACAGGTCAATAACAGCCTCTTTCAACTCGTGTTCAAGGCCACCCTTTTCTATAGCCGCAATCGCATCTTCTATAGATTTACCAAGGTTTTCATCACCAAGCACGTATGTCGTGGCTGTTGTATTTGACTTCAGGAATTTCAAATTAGCCCGAATGTCATCAATACCATAATCAAATACGATATTTAATGGGGCTGTGTGATAGGGTTTCCAAATGCTTGATTTGAATACTTCTACAATGGTTTCAATACCAATAATTCGAGTTACTTTTTTACCATGTAGTTTTAGTTCTTTCTTTATTTTGCTACCAGAAGAAAAGCGCAATCGTAAACTGGAATAAAAAGCAATCGATTCACCACCGGGGGTAACATACTTCTGTCCATAGGGACCAGCATTAGGATTTTGGCGTATCTGATTAGAACAGCACATGAGGTAATTTTTCTTGGGAATTATGCGAGTTGTTTTACGGCACTGTTCACTAAATTCTTTTGCACGGCGCATACCCATTTTATCCTCGTCTTCCATTTCCATCTTGGTTGACAAGGATGCAAGAGAATCAGTAAATATACCATGTACCTTTCCATTGTTCGGTGTTTCCCATGCTCTTATTGGTTTGAACACTTCAGGAACAGTATCTGGTGTATCATAATCTGTATCTGCAATGTCATAATCAAATATTCTTGCAAATTGTTTGTTTAGGCGTGCCTCCGGATCCTTAAACATAACCATACCGCCTTGTCGCTGTACAGCTCCGGCCAGTTCGCACAGAAGCACTGTTTTACCGGCACCACTTGGTCCAAAGGCTTCCATGAGGATACCGCCGGGGATACCGCCACCACGCACACGCCCACCACTAATCGCCAAATCCAATAAGGTACTGCCAGTGGAAATCATGGTTTCTATATTGCCGTCAAATTCTTTCTTTTCCTTGACTTCTTTTTTGACAGACATTTGATCACTTAATTTTTCTTTTTTTGGTCGTTTTGCAACTGCTAGTGATGCGTTTACTTTTCGTTTCATAATTGACCAATCCCATAAAGATTTTCAAAGCGTTGAATAATTTTGTCGATGTATGGTACAGATATTCTTCGTTTCTTTAATACTAAACGAAGCTCCTGTTCATATTCACGAAACCTTTTATATCTAGTGCAATCACCCCAACCCAATTTACGTCTATTTGTGCGTAACCGTTTTTTCCATTCCACAAAAGCACGATTAGCCAATATATTTAAAAGAATATCTTCATCTTCAAGCTCTCTTAAATGTTCTTTAAGCACGATTCGTAAATAAGATGACTTACTTATATTTTTGGATAGACAAAGCAACGATAAATATTGATTAGCTTGTACGGGCATTGGCACCCGCACAAGCTGTTCACTCACCAAATATTCATCGTTGTGTATGCTAAATGGTGAGTGCTTAGACATTTATGCTTCCTTTTGTTCTATGCACTCATCCCACATTTCACAATCGTCACATTCGTCAAAGTCTTCACAATCAGTTCCGAATGTGTGTCCATGTGGGCATTTACCGGCTTTCACTTTTTTACCAGCTTTGGGTTTCTCTTTTTTGGCTGGTTCTTCTGCAGGGGCTTTTTTGGCTGGTTTTTTCTTTCTGGTGGGCTTTGCTTTTCTTCCAGAACCCTTACAGGCTTTACATTCTTTACCCTTGGACGATTTACCAGTGCCACCACAGGCAATACAACGCTCTTCTTCAGGAATGTCAATTTCGTCCTCTTCCTCGTCCTCTTCCTCGTCCTCTTCGTCAATTTCTACTTCGTCTTCTTCATCATCCTCTTCGTCCTCTTCCTCGTCCTCTTCCTCGTCCTCTTCGTCAGTTTCTACTTCGTCTTCCTCTTCATCCTCTTCATCCTCTTCATCTTCCTCTTCGTCGTCTTCATCCTTATGCTCGTCTTTCAGACCAGTTTTCTTGCGTCTTGACGGTGTGGGTGTTTCTTCAACAGCATTGTTCTCGTCCTCGTCTTCCTCAACTTCCAGGAAAATGGCCTCGATTTCTTTGTACGTTTTCAAATCAAGGCAGGTATCCAAGCAAGGAATGTCTTCCAAAATGGATTCATCATACGGCTCTTTGCGTTCGACAAAATCAATACGGCTTGTATCAGCATATTTATTTTTGTCAAAAACTTCTGTTGAAAAACGTATACGAACAGAAAGCCCTTCTTTCAAATCAGGAAATACACCGTAATCTTCTTCTTCAGCCAGCTCATCATTCAATTTGTCCTGAAACAAAAACTGACTCATATCCCAAATATATGGAATCTCTTCGTACTTCTTGTGCTTTTTGGGTATAACCACATACAGATTTCGGTTTGTTGGCTTTAGTGCTTTGATAGCCGGATCAGAATATTCCGCACCTTCTTTCAACAACTTGGCCCTGTACTCACAAATAGGGCATTTCTTACCAACACTACCGGGGCAAACAATGGATGTTTTTTCAGCACCAATATTACGATGCAATTTGAAAGGTCTTTTATACCACTGAGTTCCGGGTACCGCGATTTCAGATGTTTTGTCTCTGTCAGGGTGGCATTTGTCTTCAACCACATAGGGCATGAAATCCAGGGTTACTTTGCTTCCTGGTTCTTCCTTGAACATACTCACACCTTTGGGAAGTTTCAGATGCCCGTAACTGGCTCCCTGACTTTTCTGCTTCTTTGCATTGGCGGTAGTTGCTCCACGAAACTTGCTTACACTTTTTTTCTTCTTAGCCATGTTGTTCTTCCTTCCTTTCTTTTTCTGCGTTAAAGTGTTGTGCAAGAGCATTCATTTTGCCTAATTGCCACGCTTTACTAATGAATACCAAATACACCGGGAATAAAACCAAGGCGATTAGGCAAAATAAAGCGAAACAAACTATTTGTGTTACGTCCATTTAATCCTCGTTTACAAAGTTTGCAGTATGAACACCATGAATAATATGATCACCATTCAAATTAGGTGCGAATATTCCCGTATTGTTTTCCGGTTTTATTGATCCTGCTACTAGCTTACCTCCATCAATTTGTGTGTGACGCAAATACAAAGAGAGAACAATGGACCCATAACAAATCATATCCAACAGGGTGTCTTCTAATTTCTCATCTTTAACAAGGGTTTTAGAACCATTTATCAAGTTGCAACAACGATTATACTTGTCTTGTAATCGAATAAAAGCACCTTTATATGGTTCTACACCAATACGTAAAGAACTCTCGAAATTGGATAGGCTTTCCTCAGTACCGGAATAATCATGGTCTTTAGCATTAAGCATGTTTTTTGCACGATCGAGTATTTCTAAACACCGTTTCATTTACTAACATCCTTTGTTTGATTATTGACAATATACATAAAATCATTGGTAGCTAATTCTTTTATTGCAGTCATAATGGTTTGATTTGCAAATTGGTGTGATAAAATGGGGTGTTCCATAATTTCCTCTGCATAAGCATGAAAAGCTGAAAAGGAACAACACATTATGCCAGTATACGCCGTTATGATAGCACCCTCACGTTCGGTCATTTCTTTTTCTTCCTCGCAATTTTTACTTTGGAATTGCTTTGTTTGCTTTTTGCTTTCTTCTCCCATTCCTCATTCAAATCACGTGGAACGGAAGGACCAGCAAAATAAGAAGCACCATGCAACCGAACCAGATTCTCAAGTGCTGTTTTCTTTTGGTCAACTGCACGTACTGCGGCTACGGCCATTTCATACTCGAATTTAGCATCAATATACTCCTGCTGGCATTCTTGGTATGTTTGTGATTCAATAACGGCATTGCCTACAACGGTTTCTGTAATTTTCTTCAGGCCAAACTTTTCAGGGTCCGAACGAATCTGCCTATCCAATCCGGCCTTACAAATTTCCAACTGTTCTTTTGTAAGGTCAACATCTTTTTTACACTGTGCCGCATGTTTGCAATAATCCCCCATCAACTTAGATTGTCTAACCCACTCAACATCTAATCCGTTTACATCGATGTCTATTGCATCTTCATAATCTAAAGCCATATTAAACCCCCATTGCTTTACACTATTATATTATAATAGTGCGTTTTTATTTAGGGCACATCACAAACTAATTAACCATTAACAATACTGTAACAAGCAAACGTCAACCCAGGAAATCCTGTATTATAAAAAGGCTCTATAAATTCTTCCATAACAACAGCCGCATTATTATTCGTGCCCTTTAGCAATACAGCATTACAATATCCCAATACTGCACGGCGTATTCCCTCCGGGTCTTGCCCTTTAAGCCCACGCAGTACACCGGCTACCATTTTCCATGGAGACTTGCCTAAAAGGGCACGGCATAATTCAATTGTTTGGGATTGTATTTCTGCAGTTCGTTTTGCTACAGCTAATCTTTTGTCAGGCTCTACGTTTAACACTTGTTCCAGTATTTGCAAAGCGTTTCGGCTATACCCCATACTATCAGTGATAATTTGTTCATAAATTGTTTTGGATAGTTTATCCCCTTCAGCTTTAACAGTTCGCCGCAACAATGTTTTCATTTCCAAATCAGACAATGGAGATACATGAAATTGAGAACACCGGCCACGCAATGTCGGCAAAAGTTTTTCTGGTTCAGTTGTAGCAATAATGAAATACACATTGGCCGGAGTGTCTTCCAAAGGTTTCAACATTCCATTTTGTGCATCATTCGTCATTTTATGTGCTTCATCAAGCAACCAAACTTTGCAATCACCTTCGAGTGGGGCATAACGCATCTGCTTACGAATTTCCCGGCTGGTGTCAATTCCACGGAAGTCTGCCGTATTTACTTCTCTATAATCAGCATCAGCACACCCAAGTTCTTTAGCAACGATACGCCCCAAAGTGGTTTTCCCACACCCACTAGGGCCATCGAAAAGAAACACATGTGGTTTCTCTTTTTTAGTGAGCATATTTTTCAAGGAAGAAATAACTGTCTCATTCCCAACAACTTCATCAAATGTGCTAGGTCGATACTTTTTATACAATTCCATTATTTACTCCTGTTTATAAATCCATAATAATTGTAACATCTTCTAAAACGTATTGATATGTGGGTTTCTCAGATGACATTGTTGTAGTTTCAATACTGCGTATATCTACAGTAATCATGCAAATAGGAATGGCTGTGCATTGTGTAAATCTATTCATAATTTTGTGTATTGCGTGTTGCATGTCAATCTCAGCCAGTCTTTTTATTTCACACAACTCTTCTACTTCCATTATTTCCTCCGTTTCAAAGTGTGGCATTTTTTCACATTGCTTTGGTGCATTATTGTTTCTCTTTGAATTTTACAAGGTTCCATTGCTTTGGTGAGTTGTATGCCTGTATACTGGCATTGAATAGGGATTAAAGAATCATGTGCATGTGTATAAGATATATTCGTTATTTTAATCGTATGAAAATGATCCTCAATAATATCACCAATATTATATGGGTTGTGCATCATTGCATAAGCAATGAGGATTTTATTTCTTTCTTTTATATAACGTGTTTCTGTTTGTTTTAATAATTCTATTGTCTCTTCTTTAGTCATATCATATCTCCGGCAATGGGAAATGTTTTTTCTCTGACCAAGGGGCATCTACATCACAAATATCAGCATCAACAGTCAAAGGCACAATAATCCAATCCCAATGTTCTGCTAATTTTTTACAAGTTACCTCGACAACAGTCCGTGCCACATGTTCCAACTCGTCTGGGTGTGTGTCTATAATAACAGCATCATGAATCTGATTTACAATACGGCTATCCCAATTCTCTTCAGCGGCAATTTTATTGATCGTTATAAAGGACCACAACAAACAATGAAAAGCAGAACCCTGTACCGGGTAATTGATTACTTCATTCTTACCCATTACCCCTTGGCATTTAAATCCGGTGAGTGTATTGAAATATCCATCCCTTTGATATTTAGCATGCCATTTTAATTTCCAAGCACCATATTCTCTAAAACGTACACCCCAAAAGTCTTCTTCAATGTTTTTCAGGTGTTGTTTAAATTTATCGTAAGAGGTGATTCCTTTGCTTATTAAGTGATCCCCAACTGTCATACCCTCTACGAAATCAACCCCGTATCCTTTGCGCCATTTGGTATGTGGTAACTGGCACCAAGTACACAGCCCATCCGTGTTATTCCCGTAATAGTCCCCGTAAAACTGTGGGAATATAAAACTGTTTTTAGTTGCGTTACGTATTAGTTTATGTCCAGGGTATTTTGATTTATCATACCCATCCACCAAGAATATTTGTGCGGCAACATCACCATGCATATCAGCATGGTCTGATGTAAGGTACTTCAACATATTTTTATCTTTGTGGTAGCAATTTTTTAAAACTACACCAGCAGATGTAGCATAATTATGAATACCCTCCACATTTATATTGTAAACATTCTCCCAGCCCATGAATTCTATTTTTACCACTTTATGATTATAAGTGGCTTTATATTCTTCCAAAGTTATATTATGTTCTAATTGCCTAGTACCATTATTCAAATATATTTCACGGTAAACTGTACCATAATTAGACACACGCTTTCTTTTATAAAAAGGCATTAAACTTTCACCAATTTCTAAATCTGCTAATTTTTTATACCCTTCTTTACGTGTTAAAAATTGGTGATCTTCTGTAGCCCTAATCACTTGGCCATTATCTAATGTAACACCCCACACACCCGTATTTCTTCTTGTAATTCCACCCGAAGTTACTGGTGCTAATACAATGCGTTCTTCCTCTTGATTATATCCATAAACATACGTCTGTTCTCCATTGTTTACAGAATTGATTATATCCAAAATTGTTCTACTTCCAGTGCTTGTTTCTAATAATGTATCTCCAGTCACACATGCGGCAATCGAAACTTCCAAGGCACCGAAATCAATCTCGATTAACTGGTGCCCCGGCCTTGGGAAAATAGCTCGCCGACAGATCTTCATTGCTTCTTTGTCACGCTTGGGGATGTTTTGTAAATTAGGAGAGTTGGAACTTGAACGATATGTACGCACTGTATGCAAATTGAGAAATGGGTGTATGTACCCGTTCACTTGTTCCCGAAGGAAAGCGTCTAGGTACGTATCCCGTATTTTTTGCAGTTTCTTAATATCCAAAATATACATCAATTCTGGAATATCTTTGGCTATTGTTATAAGGGATTCGTTATCTGTTGACCCTGTTTGTACAGCGTCCGGATCTTTTTTACCACCACCAGTCATTTTAGGTGGTTTAATTCCTTTAATCTTATACAGCATATGGGCTAATTGTTGCCCAGAATTGAAGTTGGTCTTCTCGCCAAATTGCTTTTTCCAATCTTTTATAAGGTCAGAAGAATTTAACTTTTCCTGTGCACGTGCTATTTTACGATCTATATGTTTCTTTTTCTTATTACAATAATCAACATCAATTCGCATTCCATTTTGTTCAGCATGGGAGAAAGCTATTGTACCTTCATGCATTAAATTGTATGCATCTAGTGTTGTTGGCTGCATGCCCATCCCCCATCTATTGGATATTCATACCCAAGTTGTTTCATTTGTATTAAAGCTAATTTGAATTCCAACAAGGCATCCATCCCACAATATGTAAGCAATTCCCTTTCAGAATATTTTTCTATGAATTCATAAATCCTATTTTTAGAATTAGCATTTTTTGGGTCTATTCCCTTTAAATACGGGTTTATATCACTATCATAATCAGCAATACCAAAGTATATATATGCTTGGAATTTTAGACTTAGTATCCCCGGTCTATTATCGATAACATGCCCACCAATAAGTGTATCCCATATCCAGGGTTTTATACGTGTTCCAATGCGAACAAGGCTCCATGATTCTTCAAATTTCATGTTGGCCGCCATCTTACCACAATTTGCACTTTGTAGGTACTGGCCAAACAATGCCCTATCTCTTTTCTTTTTAGGCATCATGAACGAAAATACTTTATCAGGAGCAACAGCGACAGCACAACACACAATACGATGTCCTCGTGCATGCGGTTTCAACCCAGTTGTTTCGTAATCTAAACAAGTTAAAGGCCAATAACCTAACCGTAACTTATCGAACAATGTTTGTAACTCGTTTGGGTCCGTAACATATTCTATTTGGGATTGCTCATGTGGGAAGTTGGGGAATGGTATATCCACATGGGCAAGAGCATTTTCCAAATCCATTTCCCATATTTTTCGTACTTCTGGATACTGGCTTTGCCTATCTACAAATGACGGGTGAAACACAGGGCATATCCACGTATTTAATTCTCGATCTGGGATGCAAAACCCGCGCCATTTATTTATACCCCCTAAATCCTTCTTCCACTGTGCACCAATAACTGAATTAACTGCACTGGTGCCAAACAACATAATCACATGTGGTTTATTCTTTTTAATTGTTTTGAACACATTTTTTCTACAACATTGTATTTCATACGGTTTGGGTGTTTCACCATTATAACAACAAACAGAATTTGTATTCAAACAATCTTTATCAAGGTCAATTCCCAATTTTTTGTATGCTTGTCGAAGTGTTCTACCCGCCTTGCCTTTCCAGTGTTTTCCATGCAGGTCTTCCATATCCCCAGGAGCTTCACCAATATTCAAAATGCCCTTGGCAAAGCCCCCGGAGGGTTCCATTTTAGGAGAATCAGCATGCTTATACAAACCACAGGAAACACAGGAATACGTTTTACCATCAGGGCGGGATTCACTCTTAACTTCTGCGGAGCTAAAAAATCCCTTCATCCCTATTCCTCACTCGCCATAAGTACAACAACATGATCCCATTTCTTACCAGAAAACTTCATACGGTTTTTACCAACAATACATTTCGTAAGGCGGGAATAAATGGAACCCAAAAAGGTAGGATTGACAGAGAACGAATATGGTGTGTCCTTGTATTTCATATTTGTTTGTTCTTCAAACCAACCATTCTCAGCTTCAGCCCTAATTGAGAACCGATTGTCTTTCATGGTAATAATTACAAACTCGTCAAGGAAATGGTCCCGTTTGGAAAACACAGAAGCCTTGTCCAAAATCTCCTTCAGCGTTTTGGGTAGCATTACTGCCTTTCCTTTCAACTCGAGGAAGTTATCGATATCTGGAAATGCGTCTTCAAATATACGACAAGAAAATACACTCCCATCATCACACTTAAAATGTATCCATCCATGCCCATGCCGAATCTGCAGAACATTATACTGCAATAAAGCATGAACCGAATTGTGTGGTATAAGGAAATCAGGCACAGGCATTTCCATACCCATATTGTAGCGGGTAAGGCGGAAGTTATCAGAGGATTCTACACACCCATCTTTACGGACATGCACACAAGTTAGTATAGGCTTGCTCATATCCCGGGAGCAGGAAAACATAACAAACTCGAGAGCTTTCAACAGCTCTTTACCATCCACATCATGCCACCCACCTTTAGTCGATATTTCATCCAAAGGTAGTTTCATATCGGTCTGCAGAGTGATGCCAGCTTTCGCCCTGCCAGCTTTCACAATAATTTCACTGCCCGTAATAGACAGATCAACTTCGTCCTTATTCATCTTTTTCAAGATATTGTAAAATTCAGTTGCCTTTACAACCCCACGAATATCCAACCCTTCGATGGGGAACCGTACAGATATTTCATCATTGTATGTAACAACGAAACCATCCATAAAAGCAAATGAATCTGTTTGCTCGATAATATCCTTTTTGGATAATCCCGGGCGCACAATATCCAAAATCGCAATCAGTTTATTTTTGTCAATCTTCATGCCAACTCCTGTTGGTTACAGGCCAAATCCAAACAACTGCTTCTTACGTGTAAATCTCCATGGATATGGTGGCATAGCATTCTGCAAATCTATAAAGTATACTGAATTGAGAGTATCACGCATAATATAGCTATTCCGCAACCCTGATTCTACAATAGTCTCAACCACCCGCATCTTCATTTCTTCACGCTTTGCACCAACCCACTTTTCATTCTCCTGCAATTTGTATGTTCTCGGTTCTTTTCTGTATGTGGAAGAACCTATATTACATCCTTTTGCAGTAACATACTCTTCAAATTCAATCTTTTCGTTTATGCTTAATTCTTCATAATGTACTGCGGTAGCCTTGGGATTTATAACAGAAAGGGAAATCTTGTATGGTCTACGTGTGTAACACCATTCCCCATTGACACGGTATGGTACGAATACATGCCCATTACGTGCCGTCATAATCCAACTCGTGCTGTCCACTGAATACCAAGGGTAACGCCACATGAGTGAAAAGTTGGTCAATCCAAACCCATGTAAGCGTACCAGTGGCCACCCATCTTTATCTGTTATGTGTTGTGACCATAGGTGGTCCAAATAAGGAGTAAGGCACTTATCTTTAACGACAAGCCCACCCATTGCTATGTAGTCTTCACCACTGTCCATGTACCTATGCAACCATTTAAAATCCTCTCCCATGTGGAATACTGGTATAGGATTCAAACCGGCCTTTTTCATCTTCACATGATTTTTCCAAGTACCCTCTGCATCCCCAATCACATCTAAGTTTGCATACACTTCTAATCGGTCTTGGTACTCAGTCAAAAAAGCAATGTAATTATCAATATTGATTTCTTCACCTTTGGCTTTAGCACTAAAGGCACCACTATCGATAAATATACGCACTTTGTTTTTCAGGTCTAATTTCAGTGAAGAAACATCGTTCCCATCATAGCAATAATAAAAAGAGTGAAGACGGTATGCGCCCTCACTCTCCTCGCGCACTTTATTACCCGCACGGTAAATTATCACTTAATAAGACTCATGAATTCATTGCGGGTGGATTGGTTGTCCAGAAAAGCACCTTTCATAGATGCCGTAACCATCATGCTATTCTGTTTGGAACAGCCACGCATCCTCATGCACATGTGCTGTGCTTCAATCACACAAGCGGCACCAGCGCAACCAACTTCTTCCATAAGAAAATCAGTAATCTGTTCGCACAGCCTTTCCTGGATTTGCAACCGTCGTGCATAAATATCAACCAATCTAGCCAGCTTGGAAATTCCCAACACACGACCATCATTACCAGGAATATATGCTACATGGGCTTTGCCAAAGAAAGGCAACATGTGATGCTCACACATACTGTACACTTCGATTGCTTTCAAAATAACCATACCATCATATGTTTCAGCACCAAAGGAGGTAATCATATCCTTTGGGTTTTTACCGTACCCACAATACAATTCCTTCCAACTTTTGCGAATACGTTTGGGGGTATCTACCAAGCCTTCCCGATGTGGATTTTCGCCCAGATAACGTAATTGTGCTTTAATCCCCTCTTCAATATCCATTTCTGCAAAATCCAAAGGCATTTTTATTCTCCTATAATTTGTTTTCGAAGTAAACAGTTATCACATTTGCCACATGCCGGAACAAAATAGCAGGAGTGCGTTTTAGCAAAGTCCACATCCAATGTGCATCCAAATTGGTACACATCCCGCTTGTCCCAATGTCGTTCATAAAATGGTGCACGTATCCTTGTTTGGTAGGACAACCCAACACCAGTAAGCATATTCATCATATCAACGAACTGCGGGGAATTATCGCCGGTCATAAGTTTGTATGTTCTGCGTTTTTGCCATTCTTCCTTCCCGTACAAATAACCAACAAGCAACTCGTCAATCTTATGTGCAGAACAGTATGCAAGGGCATAGGCAATCATAATCATGTTGCGGCCTTCAACAAAAGTTTCTTCATACCGCAACTTATCCCAATCACCAAGCGGGTCTTCCTCGTGGGAAACATAGCCGGGGGTAAACAACCCTTCTCCCTTTTTCTGCCAAGGAAACACAGGCATTTCCAGTATATCAATCTGCAACCCACCGAGTACGTGTGCATGGTGTGTAAGCAACTCGACTTGTTTGCTAAAAGCATCCTGCCCATAATTCGTTGTAAGAATTAGTGGCTTATCACCGCGCTTTACTTGTTCATACATAAGCACAGTCGAATCCATTCCACCAGTCGCCATTATTGCTGTTTTATGCATTCTGCAATCTCCTTTAATTCTTGGGGTGCACGGCCTTTAATAATACTCTGTGCATAAAAATCTGTTAAATCTTTTCTGGGATCAGCATCCATCATATCACGAACAAAAACACCTAACTGTGCATCAGCATAGCAAGCCGCAACATATTTTCGAAGGCATGATCTACATACACCACAACCATGATCTGTACCGGCATAACAGCTTTTTGAATCAGCCAACAAATTTTTCGTTGCATATAAGCCAAACTGATCTATATATTTCTTTATGAGTTGGCCTTTGGATTTGTGTTTGAACGGCATGAATACTTCATGTTGGCCGGGGTGGTGTACCTTATCAACATCCAAAGCAAAGTAATTAAACAACCCTTCCATCTGGGCTTTAAAAACATAGTCTTTGTCTTTGGTGGTATCACCAGCGGTAAAGGCGAAATAAATTTGGTTGCTGTATTGTGCGCCAATAATGGCCAGCATGTGATTTCTGAAAGGGAGAATTTTGTTGCCAAGTTCAAATTGGCATAGGGGAAGGTCTACTTTTTTGATACCAGTAAAAGCATAGGAATCAATAAACTTTTCTTCTTGTACATTTTCCTGGGTGCCAAGACGTACAAACAAGCATTCACGATCTTCAAAACTGTATAAGTGTTTAAGCATTAACGAATCTAATCCACCACTGAACAATAAGATTCTATCGGCCATTGCAATCCACCTTGATTTTTATCGTCTATATAAACATCCGCCCGAAGCTTATCCATTACTAAAGCATGGTATTTTATACCGGCTCGATGTAATTCATCCTCGGTCTCTTTTCGTATGGAACAAGAACGGGCTGTATGTATCACAATAAAGTTATCCTTGTTTTCATACAGCCCGTTTACTCTATCCGGGTGGGACAATGCTGTCCCATCCAGATCAATCGCGATTACATTCATGTTACTTCAGCTTTGGGTCATTAACTCCAAGCTCTCCGTAGGCACGTTCGTATGTCTTCATACGGTACTCAGCCCACTTCAAATCTTTACCGGCGACTTCTGCCAGTTTAGCGGTGATCTTTGCACGCTTCTGGCCAGCTTTGATAGCTGTGCGAATCACGTCAGTCTGGTTTACACCGGGGGTGGCCGAGACAGTGCCCTTTTTGCCATTCTTGATTTTGGCGGGAGTGGCTGGCTGTTCCAATTTGGATACACGCCACATTTCGGGCTTCAGCTCGCGAGGACCGGCCAGACCCTGAAATGTGTCAAGCTTCTTGCGAAGCAACTTAAATTCAGCATGTTTCATACAAAGGTCTTTGAGGTCTTTCAGCTTCTTGGTGCACTGGAGGATTTCAGAAAGGGTCTTTTCTACTTCAGGCTCGGGATCTTCTTCTTCCTCGTCTTCCTCAACATCTTCTTCTTCAACTGATCCCTCTTCATCATCAGTGCCCTTTTCCTCTTCCTCTTTGTCTTCTTCATCTGCACCCTCATCGTCTTCGTCTTCGTCTTCGTCTTCTTCTTCGTCCTCGTCCTCAACTACAGGGGCTTCGTCTTCGTCCTCGTCCTCAGCCCCTGTACGAAAAGCGGCTTCCAGCTCTTCCAATACATCCCAAGTGCTGTCTTCAAATTCGTCGCTCTCGGGATCAATCAGACTACCAGCCTGTTTAATAAGGGATATTAATTTCTGTACGGGCTTGGTGAGATCGATTGCAGGGTCAAGACCAAGTTCAGTATTCAATTCTTTTGCCGCCGCTACCAGTGCCTTCTTTTTAAGAGCCATTGTTTCCTCCTGATTAGGAATGGTCTATTTGTTAGTGTTGCCGTACATTAAGATTTAAGTTTTCACATGTCAAGGTTTCTTCATAAATTATTTGTAAAATCTTGTTTCTTGTAACATTACCAAGTAAAACCTCTTTCTTAAAATAACGCAATTTCTTTTTGGTATTAGTGACATACCGTTTATTGTTTCGTAGGGTAGCAAAGTCCATCGTAGTTTCCATACAAAGCAAATACCAACGAACTAAAGTATCTCTGGACCAGTACGGCATAGTGATTGGGCAAAGACATAATAAACAAGCACAACATTGTTTTTCGTCCTTTACTACCATGCCATTTAATAAAATGTCATCGTCCAATATACCCGTATTGCTGTCCATGTGTGTAACCCCTTTAATATATTATATTGCCATCGGTGCGTTTGGTTTAGGGCAAATTTAAAAATTTATGTAATTGGGTATTCACCATCACGCAATCTTCCATATGCTCTGTGCAAATCAAATTCAATATATCTGCATAGGAGATTAACTCCCCTTTTGTAATGATTGGAGATATTGCAAAGGTGCAGTCAGGAAAATATTCATGCTGTCGTCGTATTTCCTTGAGTATTTGTGGTAATTGCTTACGTGATTCTACTGCATATTTAATCACGGTGTGCGAATTACCCATAACTATAGAATGCCGAGCATAAAATGTTTTCTCCGATTCGTCCAAAAACAATTTGCGATCAATTACCCAAGAAATATGTCTGGTACCAGCAAAACAGCATAATGAGCCTTCAATTTCTAAAGAGCCATTAGTTTCTACCTGCACCTTTAGATTTTTGTGTAGCAAAGTGTTGAGTAACCGTGTTAGCATGGGTTTCTGTATGAGTGGTTCACCACCAGTGATAAGCACCTTATCAGACTTGATATATGGCAGTATATCATCGATGCTCATAAGATACAGACATCCTGTGGATATGGACTGTTTTGTATCACAATTATGTACCCACATATTATCAACCAAATAAGAATTATATGGGAAACATGATAAATTGTATACTAATAAAGGTTTTGGTCTGGTCGATGGTGGAAAAGAATTTCGATCAATTTTTTTGGTTGCTTCAACTACAAAACCATTTTGTGCTTGCATCTCTTTTCCATCAGTACGTGAACCATTCCAAAAATTAAAACCAGTTGCATGTAAAGAATAATGGCAAGATTCACAAACAACTTGTAGATTATTTTTTGCATCATTTTTATTATCACCATCTATATGATGCACATCCAAGCCAATACCATTATTCTTTTTACAAGGAATTGAATCTGGAAAATATTTTCCACAAATGGCACAGTGTTGTATCTGTCTATTGGTTACTTGTTTTTTTAAAGCCTCATAATTTTTTTGTGCACCACCTTTCCAATTACCATTTTTTGCACCAGAATTACCAACACTTATTTTTTCACGTACTTTCATTTTTTGAATATCTGTTAATGTATCCCATGCACAAATGTATGTTCCTTCTTTTTTCTTTTTTAATACAGCCTTAGAAATAGCGGTACCAACTTTTTTATAATCTGTGTTTTTTGTTGATTTAGCACATACTTCTGGATCGTGCATTGGGTTTTCTAATTGCTTTTGTAATGATATTTTTTGTTGGAATGTTGCATGAAGAATCAAATCACCAACCACTAATTCATCTGCACGTCGTATTCCTTTGGTAGTAAAAAATGGGTGTTCTTCAGTTACAAAATATAAAGTACCATCAATTCTAATTTGCAACCAAGAATCAACTTCTCTTTTAATAACTCGTGAAACTGTAGTTTCAACCAAATTTTTATCAGCATCAAAGGTCATTAAATTATCACCAACAGTGACATCCGTAATTTTTTTATTCTTGTGTCTTGATAATATGATTCTTGGGATGCGTCTACCTGCACGAACCCCAAAACACCAAGGGCATTTTAAATTGCAACCCTGTAATCGAATGAATGTAACCACAGAACCTTGTGGGAAGGCACCACCAACCTCCCCACTAATCGAAGTAAATATTTCATTTACATTCAACGAATCTTCCATATTTACATACCCCATTCTGCATAACTCGTTGGTGTTTCGTACAAACGCACTTTTTCGATTTGCATATTTGGATTCAGCACTTTCGGCAATGCAACCTCAGCTAACCAAATAACCATCATTTCTGCTGTTGGGCAATCAGCAGGGAATCCATGCATCAAACCAACTGCGGAAATTTCATTCAGGCATTTATGATCCAAATTTTCCAGTACATAATTAGTAGATTCCTTCAAATCTGCAAAATCAATCACCATGCCATTTTTATCCAATCTGGAAACAGATATGCCGATTTGCAATTTATACGTGTGCCCATGCAGATTATGACATTTTCCCTTATGCAATGGGAGAAAATGTGCGGAATCAAACGTAAATTCTTTCACAACCATTACTTTATTCATCAGTGCCACCTTCCAGTTCTTTCAGTTCTTTCATTACATTATGGCCACGGCCAGACATGTACGGTGCTTGCATCTTGTACATACGCCGACGCAATTTGCGAAACTGTTCATCAATGTGCTTGATTTTGATATCACCAACACGTTCCTGCGGGTACTTTTCCTTGATGATTTCAGCCACCTTTTCCGGGGTAATGTATTCTTCATAATGGGCCAGCAAGTGATTCAGAACCAAAAACGAACATTCTTTGTGTGTAGACATGATTTAAACTCCTAGGGAAGAGGGTTAAATTACGGGATTTTTGTTTGTATTAGTATATTCTTCATATCCTATATATGGAAGACATTGATTCCATGAACCTATAGGGGTTTTAAATGTAAATGGCGCATCATCTGTAAAAGTTTTTTCCATGCCTAAATAAACATTTGCACGCCATCCATCATCATCATTATCTCTTACTAAACAACCATCACCAATTTTCATACAAATACAAACTGTAGGATAATCAATTGGCTCTGGTTTTGGTAGATTTACAAAATACTCTAAGTCTACATTCACTATTCGGCGGCCTGTGGGCTTTGTTATGAAACAGCCAGTAAAGGGCACATTAACTTCTGTTTCAGATTCAATACTCAACGAACCCTCAATATGCTCAACATCTTCCTCTTCGAGTGTATCTAAACACTCTCTAAGGAAAGATATTGTTTTCTCTTTGTCTTTTAAGTCTATTCGCATAATTTCTCCTTTCCTCCTTTTCTTTTTTATAGTAATCTTCCAATCTATTTGCGGCGGCCAGCATACATATTTGCGTTGGTTCATCATTATACACATAACGAACATGTTCCCGTAATACATCTATAATCACATCTGTGCTTTGTGTAAATAATGGATGCTTACTCATTTGATGCTCTCCACAGGAGTATTTATTAGAAATTTAGTGCCCGTCTGTTCCGGGCTGTCAAGGGGTATTTTCTTATATGGTATTTTGCTTTTTCTTTACGACCGCGCATGATACCCCTAATATTAGTAAATCTATTTCATCGCATGCCTCCTTTTTGCTGTGGTTGCATAAAATAAACAATTTGTTTGTACTTTATTATATTACTATCAGTGCATTTTGTTTAGGGCAAATCTAAAAATAATTTACAATTTTTATAATCCCCCATATCTTAATTGTGTCTTTATTTTTATTGCTAGCCTAAAACCTGTATGGGTTTACTTACTTGCGCCTAACCTCTTTAAAGATAGCTACCAAGAAAGGGTCTACCCATTTGCAACCGCTGTAAAATTTTGCATTGGTTAGCCGCATTAAAGTCACCATCTCGTACAACCAACTCGTTCAGCCGCATAATCCCAATCTGTTTTTCACGCTCTGTTTGATTCAAACCATACATGGCTGTGACATGGGCATACTTTCGTTTATCTTCAGAAAAGTTACTCTTATTCAGTGTGTCCTGTTCGTACGATGCGGCGTCTGCCTGTGTTGCTGTGATATACAATGCATGTCTTTCTTGGGACATACGACGTAAACTTTTCCACCGCTGATTTTGTTGGTTTCTAAAGTCCATCATCATTCCTGGAACAATCTCCGGTCCCATAATATCAGCATAATCAAGCAAACAAATATCAGGTATGAATCCTTCACGTTCCAACAAATCGAGTTGGGATCCCATTATATGCGTATTCAATGTATCGTTGGGGTATGTTACGAGTTTGAATTGCTTACTGTATTTTTTACGAAAGGCTTTCATTTTCTTATAAGCATACTTCCAAGTCAACACAGGAACAGGTGGACGCCACTTAATCCATGGAACGATTTTAGCATGCTGGCAATTTCGGCATGGTATATAGTCTGGAAATTCTTTTGCTTTCTCAACAAGCTGTTCCATCGTTATTTTACTAAACTTCTCATCTTCCAATTCTTCAAAGATACCAAAATCACATTCCCTATCTTTGCTTCTACAAGAATCGTTTTGGTTGTACATGCAATCAATAACGGGGATGTACATGCCCTTGCAATACTTTTCTTTATCAGATCGCTTGGAAAAGTAAATACCCATTCTGCGTAACTGCTCTTTTTCAGACATATCACCAGCCTGAAAAAACACGACATTGGAACCGGACATGATTCCACGCACAGCCAACTCGAGCAACATAAAAGTTTTACCACGTTTCTCCGGACCTAATAACGCAACAAAGCCCCCGCGAACTAATTGGTCATTCCAAAACTGACCAAGAGCTCGGGGGAACTTAATAAGTGGTTCCGATTTTTGTTGGAAGGCTTCCTTTAGTGCCATTGGTGATTTGAAAGGGTCAATGGCCTTAGAAACTTCTGTGGCAGGGGTTTTGAAATTGCTAGCAATGCTTTTCGCTTCACCAACATCACCCTTTTCTAAATTGTCATTTATGTCTGCTGCAAACTGTGCAACATTCTGTTTATCGAAATATTCTTTGGTTTGATCCAGTAGGTAATCAGCATTGAATTGTTTACGCTCATATTCATCAGACAAGCCTTCCAAGATTTCTTCTATATCTTGTGCTTGTTCTTTCTGCAACTTAGGTAAGTGTGCAGTGAATATGTCTTCAATATGGATTCCGGGGGCTTTTTTATACTTGCGGTAGTGTTCGACACACCAAGAGATAATTTGCTTTGCTACGGATGCTTCGATGTATGCTGGGTCATACACGTCTATGATTTGAGATACGTAAGCATCTGAGATTATAAATCCAGTAACTATTCTACGTTCAATAAATTTGTCAGACATTGTGTAATTATCTCCGTAAAATAAAGGGTGGGGAAGAGCTTGTCTATCCCCAGCCCTTTTGTTCACATGGCATCTAGCACGAATGTGGTGGTGTTTTCTATGTAAGAAATAACTAGGGTGGGTGCCATGTGTCCCTAGATTGGTACATCTCCGATGCGCTTTTCGATATGGGAGTACAAGGAACAAGCAATACAGCAAATCTTCTACTATGTACACCCATATCGAAAAGCGCATCGTAATACCAATCTAAATTACAAACATCATAAATCAAATCGATATAAAACATAATCTTATTCCTCTGTAGGAACCTCTGAAACATCTGAAATAATACAAACTAGATATGCTTTATACATTTTCACAATGGAACCGGCAATGGTTTCAAAAAAAACATGTTCCGGTGTTTCCAGGTCAGGTCTTTCTCTTGCTACAAATGCAAATTCACGAGCTGTTGTCACAATCAATAATTCTGAAAAACCAATATTACTCATATTAAGCTCCGTTTATCAGTTCCACTCAAAGTACAAATATCACACATCCCACAAATACGGGAAACAATCCTATCATCTTCCCATTTGTCTGATAATTCATCGAGTGTTTTATTGGAAGTTATGATTGTTGCTTTCTTGTAAGAATAGCGGTGGTCAATAATCATGTGAAATACTTGTAACACCCAATCACTGCTTTTTTCAACCCCCAAATCATCTATTACCAGCAAGTCCACATCACACAGCAGGTCAATCAACTCTTTTTCGTTTTTGGTAGGGCAATCATAACATTGCCGCAATTCAAACAAAATCTGTGTGGCTGTGTAAAATTCAAAATCTTTTGGACCAACACGATGTATGTATCTTTCATGCATTGTTTCCAATACAAGATTTGCGGCCATTGTGGTTTTTCCTGTTCCCGCTGGCCCGGTAAAAAATACGCCATCACCCTTTTGTATTAAATCAAGGTGTTTTGCAGATGTTGATATTTCTATGTCTTCAAGAGATTCACGAACACGGGGTGGAAACTTATTCAGTGTGGGTTGCACAGTCCATCGTTTCTCACGCATACAAAACTCACACAGTGTGCGTTCGTAGTCATTACCACATACAGGACAAATAGGCATTTTGGCTCCTTGGTTAGGGCGTGGTGCGTTGTTGCTATGCTTATTATATTACCATCCGCCCGTTTGGTTTAGGGCAAATCTAAAAATAATTTATTTTATGTTTTATCTGGTGTTCTGCCCTCTGAAAAGGTTCCATCTGGATTCACTATTGTGCATTTTAGATTTGAATACTTGGCACGTATTTGTTTCTTGGTAAGACCAGTAATCAGTTTATTACCACCACCATCTCTTTCAATGGCTGATTCAAGGTTTGGGAATTTTGTGCGTAAGGAAACACCAGACAAAATTACAGGCACATATTTCTCACCAATATTTTCAGCATACCAATCAAGTGCTTTTTCTATGCGTGCAACATCATCATTGTAATCACCACACAGCCGCCTGATATGCTCTCCCCAAGAATTTTGTTGGTTGGCTGGTATTTTTCGTTTCTGGTGGGTGCCAATAATTTCAGCCAGCTTTTTTGCCAATGTAGAATATTTTGGATCTTGTTTAGCTTTTGGTTTTCTAGTTGGCATAACTTCTTGGTTTTTGGTTAGTACAACTTCTTGTTTTTTGGTCTCACAAATTTTTCGATTAATTTTACAATAGTTATTAGTAATATTAAAATATAGTATATTAGTATTTATATATATGTCCAAACATGCAAAAATTGTAATTTTCACACTTTTGTGTAATTTTTCGATTAATTTTACACTATCTTCCTCCCAATAATTATTAGAAATTACCATATAATTCAATGGAACAACCAGTGACTTTGTTTTTTTGCTATAAATGGTACCCGTTTTTAATTTGTCACCCAAAATTACGGGGTTTTTTTGCCTACAACTTTTTTTATAGATTACGGGTTCTGGGGTAAGATTGGGACCCATATTGCTATATCTTCTATTTATCTGAAGACCCTGTAAAACAAAATTCACAATACCCATAATCTGTTTTCGATCTTCCTTAGATTCACTTGGATTTAAATCAGGCAAAACCCCTGTATCTACCATATACAAAATCAGTGCTTTTATGCATTTTTTTGTTTCTCTTTGTTTCTTAATCTCCAGTGTATTTTCAGAAAATGCCATTACAACAATATCGATAATCAGCCTTAATATTTCTATTCGTTTTGGTAAATTTGTGTATTCTTCAAGCATAGCCATTACATAATTATTGTCGATTATGTTTAATAATGCAAGCATTGCATTCTTATTTACACGAATATATTCTCTATTTGATCCACCTTTATATGCATTATCTATAATTCCAAGGTCCCTTGTTTGCTTTTTATTTCTAGCAAGAACATGTTTGGAAAAATAGAAAGTTCTCATTATTTTTTCATGATTTATTTTTACAAATCCTTTTTTATCTACTGCTTTTTTATGTACTTGTTCATTGTATTGTTTGGTCACAGCATAAATATATACTGATAATTCACAACCCAAACAACTCAATAGATTATTACTAATCGATATATTTTCACGGGTTGGATCTATACGATTACAAATAAATGTTATTTCCTCTTCCATAATTATTCACCCAATGGATCTGTGTAAATTACGGGTTTATTATCGTAATATGCGATTCTTTCTTGGTTTATTTTGTAGTATCTTCGAAAGCATTGTGCAATTTTACTGCCCTTTCTATGGGAAATAATCAGCTCGGCCACTTGTGCAATTTTACGATATTTTCGTATTATATACACAGAATCGTTTAAATAATAATTCAGTTTGTTGTATTTAATTGTGAAGAAACCATCTGCATCTATCGTACCATTCTCTTTTGCACGTTCGGATTCTCTTTCCAATACTGCTACAAATACTGCAACTCCCGGGCCATACGTGTTTATGATTCTGGTTCGAACATTCAAAGTTTTCTCTTTAAAAATATCAATTGCCATAGTATTCCCCTTTGTTGGTATGTGTGCAAAAAACAAGTATACACACATACCAAACATTCACAATAGGTTTTTTTATTTAAGTGGGATTCAACTCGAGGTAGATTTCAACTCGAGGTAGATTTCAACTCGAGGTAGATTTCAACTCGAGTGGGTTTACTAGAAAAGGTCTGCAAGTATCGCGTTTGCTTCCCTCTGGGGCATACTTCCAGGGTCGTTCTCTATGGGCACGAGTATGGCCTCTTTTCCCCGCAAGAGTATGTCCGCCATTAACTTCCGTGCTTGTTTTTGTGCCTGTGGTTCGAAGTCAAACGCAATAAACACTCGATCAAATAATTTACTGAGCCATCGAGCTTGAGAAAGTGTGTAGTCGATTCCAAACACACCGACGGCTTTAATTCCAAATCTCCAGACATCTGTAATGCCCTCGACAACAATGGCTGACTTGCCACATGCTTCGATATTACCATACAGAATACTTTGGTGGAGTATTTCTTCTCTGTGCTTGGGACATGCCAGATATTTCATTTTATGCTTTCCAGTAATGTCCCTCGCTTGAAATGATACTTGGCGTCCTTGCCAAGAAATAGGTGCAAGTACCCTGTGGCTGTAATTTATATTGTCTAGCAAAGATACAGGGCCAGTCCCTAGAACACCCCAAACTTTTTCTATTTCGTCTGGGTCATATAGCCGTTTTTCTAGGTATTTACGGTGTCGAGCGGCCATTTTTCCACAATCACTTGGCAGTTTGTGAGGGCTAAATTTTATTACTTTGTTTTGTGGCTTTGTTGTGCTCTTGCCCTTGTATTGCCTAGCAATATTTCTTGCTTCACTACTGGAAATATTCAGTAGCTTTGCAATAGATGCAATTTCAGGATGCCAACCACATCGCCAACAATACCACTGACCAGTATCCAAATTATTGCCGAGATGAAGTCCAGGATTTCCCGCGCAGAAGCAACAACTCATATTCACCCAACCGGGACGACAATGCTTATGTCCTTCCGTTTGGTAAGGGATATTATAGTCTTGCAAGAATTTAATTACGTCCATTCTTTATTTCCCAATAGCATTTGCAAGCATTATGATGTGCTTTACGTGATGCACAATCGTTTTTATATTTGCAATCGATACAAGAAGAGCAATCGATGTATGGGCGTTTCCATTTATCATAAATTCTAAATGCTGTGCAATATTCTGGGGGGAATGGCATGTGGCCGGCGAAGAAGCCCCACGGTGGTTCACTTCTAAATATTTTGGTGCGTATCTTCTGTTTGGGAATCGTTTGTATATTCTCATTGGTGCTAATGCGTCTGGTTGTTACTGTTTTTATTTCAGGGGTGGCCACTTTCTTTGATTTACGTCTCATCATAACTGGTTTCTTGCCCACAATTCCTCCCTCCTAGTTTATTTGTTTTTATATTGCTCTATTCTTTCTTTTAGTCCCCAAATGCGCATCGTTCCAAGTCTAGCAATTAGGAATTTATCGGGGTCTGTGAATTTGTATGGTGTTTTGTTGCTACGAGGTTTCCTTATAATTTCACAGTGTTTTTTTTGATCAATTAAAATAATACCGGCTTTATCTGGGATGTGTTTTATACAGTGTCTTAGATAAGTAGGAATTGCGAAATATAAATTTTTTATTTTGTGGTCATTGTGTTTATGTAGTTTTTTTTTATCTGCAATCAAGTCGCTTTTGCTAATTTTAATTTCTATTTCAGTTGCATACCCTGCTGGAGAAAGAAGTAATAAATCACATTCATGATTAAACATTCCCCAACTAATATTTGGTACAATTACATTTGTACGAAAATTAAAATATCTTGCTAAAGCTATTTCTATATCGACACATTTTAATTTTGTGTATTTTTGTGTTTTTCTTGATAAAATACCCACGTACTTCCTCCTAGTTTATAGCGTCTTTAATTTCGTCAAAACTATTCCAAATCCTACTCCAGGACCAACCAACTTCACGTAATTTACGATATACATGCCCTCTGCTTTTCTTGGGCTTACCCATCTCAAAAAAATCAAGTGGGTTGGTCAAAATCAGTTCTATAATAAAACGAGAATCGGGACTCAACTGCATTATTGCTTCTTTAAAACCGTAAATTCTTTCAGGTGTGTGGTAATAAATAGGTTCATACACATCAGTGCCATCTTCTAATTCATAATCTCCGGAAATATGTATTTGCTTATTACAATACATTAACATCGCATTTTTGAACACAATAAACAAGAAGGTACTTTTTTTAATTCCTTTGCTTGAATCCCACTTATCTTTTTTCTCGTAATAAGCAATAAAAGCAACGGAGGCCAGATCATCCACGGAACATCCTGTGGTACTGGCAATTCCCCATGCCAGTTTGTATATCATGCCGGTGTAGTTTTCGATTTGCAATTACTTATCCTCGTATTGTTTCAACAATTCAGCCAACATTGACCCTTCGTCCACAACCTGACCATCTACAACAGCTTCAATCACTTTGCGTTTTTCATCTATTAGTGTAGCTATTGTTTCTTCAATAGTGTGTTCAGCCAGTAAATAATACACATTAACACAATCAGCCTCCTGACCAATTCTATAAATTCTATCTTCAGCTTGGTCATGTACCATGGGTGTCCATCCCAATTCTACAAAGGCAAGGGCACTGGCCGCAGTGAGTGTAATTCCCACTCCAGCCGCTTGGATATTACCAACAAACAAACGCACATCAGGATTATTTTGAAAAGCATCTACTGCCTCCTGTCTTTTATTCGTGGATACGGAACCATCTATTTTCACAGCAACCTTTTCAAACTTTGTCATAATTTTGGAAATAGTTTCTTTGTGTACACCGAACACAACTAACTTGTTCCCTGTTTCTAGGTAATCTTCAATCCATGTAATTATCTGTAACATCTTACCTTGCACAGCCAGTTGTTTTAGATAATTGATTTTTACAAGGTGTTCTGCGCTGGTGGCTTTCGCCGCCGCTACAGCACCTTTAGTCTGCTTCACCCAAGCAATAAAATCCTTTTCAGCAACACCATATCGAGCCTGTGCCGCATCGTCTAAATTCATGGGTATTACGGATCGAATTTTTGGTGGTAGGTCTTTCAGCACGTCAACCTTTTTTCTCCTAATCATAATTGACTGCAACTTATCATGTAGTTCTTCTACGTTGGAACTGCCTGTGTAGTCCCACCCAAATCCATTGTATTCTGCCGCACAATACCTCTTGCCATACTGGAATTTACTACCCACTAAACTCTTGTTGATAAGGGCAATCATATTATACAACTCGATAGGTCTATTCTCAATGGGTGTACCAGTTAATCCAATAATATGATCGACAGCTTTTCGTAATTTCTTTACGGCTTTAGTCTGTGCCGTTTGGTCGTTCTTAATCTTGTGTGCTTCATCAAGTATGCACACTTTCGGTTTGTACTTGATTATGTCATCGACCCATCCTGACCCTTTTATTTCTTGCTTCTTTGCTCCTTTGGCAGGAACCACCCAGGAGTTTCTAAGGATATCATAATTTATAATCAGGATATCACCAGTCAGCCGTTCTTTTACTTTACGGCCAGACAAAATCTGTACGTTGTTTTTCAGCTTTGACCATTTATGAAATTCCCTACGCCAATTCAGTTTTAATGAACTTGGTACTACGATTACCGCTGGCCGTAATTCAGGATGCAATTCTAACCATGCAATCGCTTGGATGGTTTTTCCCAAACCCATGTCATCCCCAATAATGGCATTACCTTCAGTTTGTTCCAAAAATTCAACGCCCTGCTGTTGGTACGCAAACAAAGGTATATGTGCCAAACCTTCCCGCTGTTTTACCTGCGACACAGGGGCACTCTTGACCGCTTGGCGTGCCTGTAGGCTTTGCCCAACCCTAAACCCCAAACGTGCAAACGTCGCAATGTTTTTCTTAGAAAACGGCACTACCCAATATTTTTCATCTGGCACGTACTTACGCCCATCAATCTCCTTCACAATTTGCACTATTTCTGCATCGTATGCAAAGGCTACTTTGATCTTCCCACCAACCAAAGAAATTTCATTCTCTATTTTTGGTGGAGTGTTTTGTTCGACAGGTGCTTCAATCACTTCATCTGTATCGTACTCTGCTTGAATTACTGTTTTTGGAAACCATCCGTGTACTTGTATTTCGACAACCTTCTTCCGTATCTCCGGTATGGCTCCCATTTTAAAATCAGCATCCGCTATTCCCAAACAACGTCCGGCACAAATAGGACCAATCCCAGCTCGTTTGGAAATAGGGTTTGTGAGTGTTCTACCACACATCATACAACGACAGATGTGAGGCTTAATCACATCCATCGTTCCATGTCCATGCAATAAAACAGCACGGTCTGTTTCACGAACTTTTACAGCAGCAAAGATACGAATAATGCCTTTGCTCTCTGCAAAACTTCGTTTAATTTTGTATATTTTGGTTTCCATCTAAACTCCGTTGAGATTTTACCATAAGTCACCACCTTCGAATATTTTATCTAACTGTGTTTGAATTACACGTTTTTCGTTCAAAGTAAACTCGATACCGCATGCCCAAGCATAATTCGCGTCCATGCCTTTTCCAATTACAGGGATTGGAAACACACGCACTTCTAATTCTCCATGTGTTGTATCGACATAACAGCTATGGTCAATACATCTATTGTTTATGCTGTTTGCCATTGCTAGGCTTTTTGTTTCGTTAATAACGTCCTGTAGAGTCATGGGCACCACCGTTAGAAGTAAAGGGGCACAAGGCAGTATACCTTGCACCCCTTTCGGTTATGAGGATAATTTTACACCTAATGCTTGAGCCAAGGTTGGGAGCACCCTTCCTTGTTCTTCTGGGGACATTTTTCTAAGCGTATCCTCTATGCGTCGGCGGATTGTTATAGTGGATATTTCAATAGTACGTTCAGCAACTTCACCAGTACGCAATACTGTAATTATGCCTTCATGATTAAGGTTGTAATTTACCAATGTTTGCCTATTTGTTTCTAGGTCAAAGAAATCTACCAACACACTATCATAAACCAAAGCATCCCCACGGGTAAATTCAAGACAAATGCTTTTTGCTTCTGGCTCGAATCCACTGTGCTGTAGGTCAAAGAATATTGCAAAAAACAACATATCATCAGTTTTCAGTATCATATATATCTCCTATTTACGTATATCTTTAAACAACCAAATAATAATTCCTGCAATAACAATAATTCCCATGAGGTTTTCTAATTCCATACACCCCATTAGATTAGTTCCATTATGTAATCAGGTTCCAAACCAAAATACTCTTCACAGATGTTCTCCGCGCTTTCCATGTCCCCATCTGCAAGGTAGTCCTGCAAAGCGGCTCTTGCCTCATCAATGAGTTCACAGGCTTCTTCATTGGACATACCATCTCTTTCCATCAAAATTCGTCTAATTGCCATGGTCATTCTCCTTTTCTGTGCCCGTAGGCGTTGATTGGCATAAACACTACCATTTGAAAGGGGGAAAGACAATCCCCCATTCTTCTGTATTGTTTACTGTACGGTGATAGTAAAAATTGCCACCGGCATAATCACCTCGGGATCATCAGCATTTTCATCCAGACCCTCAAAGAATTCTTTGTATGGGGTTTCGTTTTCATGCCCCTTAATCTTTTCAAGAAGTTGGTCCATAATATCATCCAACTCCTCATTTACCATATCAGTCCCCATTCCCATCATGGTGGCTGTGCTACAAATTGCTTCATACTGGTCTGATATCTCCCCACCAATCATGTCCACCATTTCTCTTCTGGTGGTTTCTGGTCCGGGGTATGTGGTAAGCATCACACCGGGGGTTCCCTGAAAATAACAGGGGTACATGATGCCGTGCTCTGTAAATAACAATTCTAAACTAACCATTTTAGTTCCCATAATTCCTCCTACCATTCCTGACATTTACTCGCTGTAACTCGAGCCTTTGCCAACCCCAATTTCAACTGTGGGTATTTTTCAAAATCTTCATCTTTAAAATTTAATGCATCTATTGTGTCTTGTGCATCAAATGTAATGCAATATTCATGGTTGTTTAGTTCATATACAAACATCTGGTATATGAATCCAGTGCCCTTTGTATCTGCTTCAACAGCCTCAACCATTTCTAAATCTTGCCTTTGTATCAATTCTACCCATGCCGGGGCATCTGTTCTTCTGATGTAACCACCACCATGAATGCTAACTAGGCATTTTTTATCCTCTTTGGTGAATCCCAATGTAGCCAACCCTTCTTCAAACTGCGCATTGGAGAAAGCAAAGAACATTGGGAATGCTTCAATTTCTTCTCTGTGCCGCTGTTTCATTTCCAAATACTTATTCATGCTCCCTCCAGTTAATATATTCATGCCATTGTTCATCCGTGCAATGCACACTAGGGTGAATCCTTTTCATATCTATGCGCTTATCTACGCATGATATGGTGTTTCCTTCCTGCCAATGCCTATCATCAAAACAGCTTTCACGTACTGGCATTGTGCCACAGTAATCGTACGTCAGGCCATTTACTGCATCATAATAATAATCAGCCATTACATCCCTCCCATTATTACGGCTCTCAACTCGAGCCACCCATGTTGAATCACCACCAATTCTACGTAATCATCTGGACCCAATACTACGGTTCCTTCATATATGTATGCTCTGTCCATTGGGTTGAAATCACCCTTATTCATATGGCATACGTGGATACAATCAAATTCCCCAATATATCCGGGCATGCTGTCTTTGCCCTGCCAAATCTTGTTCCGCCTGAGTACCACCTTGTGTTGAAAAATACTTATGGCACCCATTGTCTTACTCCGCCAAACATATCCTCTAGCCATGCGTTCCTCCTGGGTTTGCATTGCTTTTCAAAGATTGTGTACCCTATGCACACACCCTTAATCAAAGCAAGGGGAATAGGTTTTACCCTACTCCCCTATATATTATTCAGTTGTAGGAACCATTGCTCCCTTTTCTCTGCGATCTTCCTTTTCCTCCCGTCTGTTTTCTACGGGGCATACTTCCGGCATGTGCGGGTCTGCATTTCCGAGAGGTCCATACGCCCTCTCGTATGTAGTCATTCTCTGCTTGGCCCATGTCTTGTTCCGACCATATACTTTAGCCAGATTTGCAATGATGGTCTCCCGGTTCCACAATAAGGCTATGCTCTGCCTAATTGTGGTGGTCTGGTTCACACCCTGCACTCGTCCCTTACCCATTCCCAAACCCAATCCTTCGGCTCGAGGCTTAGGCTTGCTTTCTGTGGTCTTGGTGCGAATTGCCAGCACTTCCTTCGCTGACCAAACTTCTGCCCATGCACAGTACACGTTCAAACATTCAATCAAACCCTTTGGAGTTTCTTTCAAATCTCCAATATCAATTAGGTCGGTCAACATTGAATCGAGACCAAAACCGGCTTCAATAAGTTTGTTAATGAGGCGTGCTGTGGACAGCTTCTTGTGGGATTTGTTGGGAAATAACTTATCACAGAACGCAATAAGGTTAGCTCTGGTTTCACCCGCTTCGGGGTTATTGAGCATTTCTGCCATTTCAATTGCTTCTACGCTTTGCTGTGTCTTTGCCATTTTATAACTCCTTGTCTTTGCCCGTAATGGGCGTTGATTGGCGTGTATATATACTGCCCTGCTAACAAATATAAAGTAACCTAGCTAAAAACTAATCGCAAGTAAAAAATGTGATAACTGCAAATAAAATTATTCTAACGCATAATATAATAATCGTGGGGATCAACTTCAGTTCCATTGAGAAAGTAACGATGCCCAAATTCCCACTCAACCTTCACAATCTCTCCAATCTCTAATTTACTCAACTCCCGGGCACCAAACACATCACTAGCAATAGGATGATGGATGCCATTGAATGTTTTCACATGTCCGTTTATTGTGGACATATTCGTATTTTTTAAATAGGGTACTTTTTTTCTGGCCATTACATCTCCTTGAATGTTTCTGCATATTTCATGATTGGTGCCATGTATTTTTCGATGTTTGTGGTATAATCAGCAATAACATCGTAACCATCATTTCCCATTACAAAGAGAATCCAACCACGCTCATTTCCTTTTTTAATAATCAATTCTGCTTCATCTAAATCTCTAATCAAATTAAACAACTTGGTAATGCTTCTTGAATTGTGGATGTATTCGACAGTACACCCAAATCCATGCGTGTAAATCAATTCACGCAAACATCTGTGAATGATTTTGTTTTCGATTTTGATACACCTTTCAACCATTTTTACTTGTTCTGGAGTAGCCATGTATTCTCCTTATTTGTTTATGGCGATACGAAATTTAGAAATACGGTATATTGTATCTAAATTAACAATATGTAATTCGTCAAAGCTGTGTTCAATGCAAAACATAACAGCGTCTTCCAATCTATCCCAGGGTTCATGCAATGGGTCTGATTTGGTATTGGGTGCTCCAAGAGTATTGCAAGGATACTGAGTATATTCCCCATCTTTTTTCACTGTTGAACAAATTATTACATTGTCCATATAGCCTGCTCCTCTTTTTCTTTTCTTACTTTTTCTTCCATTGCCGCTGTAATTTTTCGTGCTTCTTTACGGGCTTTGTATTCTTCACCAACATTGGTATCCAATATCTTAACTGCTAATGAAATGCCACTGTACCCACCAAATCTTCCTACTGTAGAAATAATGTAATTTGGATATCTTTCTTGTAGGGTTTGGATGATTTTAGTCAGCCTTTGAAACGTGAATAATTTTTTATTCTTTTGGTTATTTTTAATTATCTGTCCACATGTAGGACAATATTCTGCTCCAGGATATAAATGGTAATACTTAATTCGACGGCCATAACCACGAACATCTGCATAACGCTCACACCAACAAATTCCATTTCCTTTTAAATAGACCTCTATATCTAATAATGCTATTTTTTGTTCTTCTGTCATGGGCTGGTACTTTTTCATTATTTAACCTCTTCAATAAGGTATTCACCAACTGTGTTTCCGTTGGTGTCCCGAATAATTCCTTCCAACTCTTCATACCGCATATGTATAGCCGCATCTTCGAGGGCACATGCTACGTCATTAGCATGTTTCATGGTGTCATTACCCAATGTGATTTTCAACACAAACTGATTTGCGCAATTTGCCATTTTTAAATCTCCTCTTATTGTGCGTTTTTATAGGACGATACAAGTCCGTTTATTTCTGCCCTAACCAATACCCATTTATAACATGCCACAAATACTATCACAAGTGATACTTGGCAAATTCACATGAGTATTTTTATTTGTTTACCCTATATAAAGGTAATGGGCCTCTTCAACTCGAGTGGTGTTGCTTTCAACTCGAGGCTTCAACTCGAGTGGTTCTATATTCAACTCGAGGCTTCAACTCGAGTGGTGTTGCTTTCAACTCGAGTGGTTCTGCTCTGTATTCCTTTTTCTTGGTTTTCATTCTTCAATAGTATTCCTCCTAGTTATTCTTGGTTTTCATTCTTCAATTTTCAAAGAACGCAAGATATGAATAGCATTAGTCGAAGTGGGTTAGCATTCGTAATCACCAACCCACTTCTTCAATACTATTCTACAGGACCAAAATGTTTATCGAAATACTCTTCTGGGGTCATACGTCCAATATATATGGCTTTCTGTGCTATACTGTCAGCACTCTCCATATCTAAAAAAATCTCCGTGAGCTTTTCATCGGACAATCCCGGCCATCTTTTAGCCGCCCAGAATTTCGGGTGGTAACTCTCTCCAAAGTGGTGCAAACACATCACTTGACACACTGTCTCCCATGTAAAATCATCTTCGTCCCAGAAATAAATGGGCAAGCCATAACTTCCAGGCTTTGAATCTACAATGTACTTCGCCATGGTTTTCCAAATCACTGGGTGCATATCTTTCCAATTAGGGCACCCAAATTCCTTACCAATGGTAGATACAATATTTTCCCAAGGCAATTCATTGATGTCGTTATCGAAGTTGCTGTGCTGTGCCATGGTTAATCTCCTTTTCTTTTGCTTTGCCATGATTGGCGGTGCAATGGTGAATACCACTGTTCGAAGTAAGGTGGCATAGCCACCCCACTTCTTATGTGTTATTCGAAATGATCCATTTCTTTTTGAACTAATGCTTTAATTATTTCTATATCACCTTTAATTACGGTGATTTTTACTGTGCCATCTTCATTGGAAAATGTAGTAACCCAAATATTCTTGCCATCTTCCGTTTGGCAGATTGTACTAAATGATGTTAGTTCACCAAACCCAGTTTCTAAAAATAGTCCGGTGCCATAACATAGAGTGTTGTTAGCCTGTGCGATTTGAATTGCTGTGTTTGCCATGGTTAATCTCCTTTTTTTGCTGTGCTGGGCGTGATTGCCCTTGTTGCCTTGCTACCATATACCAGTATAATAAAAATACCTACATCACAACGTAAATACCTGTATTCTTGGGAGTATTTACGTTGTGTGTAATTATTTTTATTCCTTGCAAAGTTCCATCAATGCAAGGTTGATACCACTATCAATTCCCGGGCCGCTAATCGGCACAACAGTTCGAACTTCCCTGTCAAGCCCGGAGGGTTTCTTGATAATATTTCCGTGCAACAGTTGAACCGTACAAATACCCTCACCAGTAATGGTAAGAATAATGTGTTGATTCGTGCCAATGTTTCTAAACACCATAACTCTGGGAGAATTAAAAACAATACTCCAACCATTCGGCATAGCCATTTCAAGGCTATTGCCATTGTATCTCAAAAAGGGATTCTTATGCATTGCCCACCTCCTCTTCGTTATCCATACCGTCAAAAAACTCGAAGTATAATTCTTCAAGCTGTAATGCTTCGTCCCAACTGGCATCACGTTCAAAAGACACCATATCCCCAGTTCTTAATGCCTGTACGTATTCTTGACTAATACTCATATCAACCTCCTTTTGCTTTGCCATGATTGGCGGTGCTGTGTAGAATACCACTGTTTGAAATGGGCTAGTACCCTAACCCACTTCTGCAGTATTATTCTATTTCACCACCATAAAGTCTTCAATGGTCTGTTCTGACCATTTTTTCATCCAATTACCTACGAAACATGCTGGGCTTACCATGCTCTGCTCGAAATATGTTTCCCAAGCAATAACCGCTTGAGTGTATGAGCACTTAGTTACGGACATAAACGCTTTTACGTGAAAATTACTAAACTTGTCAGCCATGGTTAATCTCCTTTTTTTTGCTGTGCTTTGGCTTGATTGCCTTTGCACCTTACTTGTACCGTACCAATACCCTATAAAGCCAAACGTCACAACATTATACGGCAAAAAATATGGGACTATTTGCAGGTTATACCATAATAATTATTCAACCAAAAAAAGCCCAGCCAGGTAAAAACTTCAACTCGAGGGCTATGCTCGAGGGTATTCAAACTACTCAACTCGAGGGCTATGCTCGATGGTATTCGAATATGGTAGCTCGAGTAAATCCCTCGAGGGTATTCGATATATGTATTCGATAATAACCCTTGAAATAAAATTCACCCAGTATATTCGAATAAAAATACCAGCCACCAAAACATTCTTATTATTTGGCTGAATAACCAAATAGGGTAATAATGGTAAATTCACCAAATACATTCCCAAGTAAAAGACAAAAAAATAGTGGGCCACCATATTCGGTAACCCACTTCTTTTTTTTAATGTTGTGCCATGAATGTAAAAAACAAAACCAACCCAATCATTTCAAGGCAAACTATCGCTGCCATAATATCCATTTTAGTTTTCTTTTTCATTTTATTTGCTCCTTGGTTTCAACTCGAAGGGTTTTTCAACTCGAGTGGTTTTACTGGCTGTCCACTATTCAGGTAACACAGGGCACTTTTTTGTGTTACTGGTGCCAAAACAAATCACATGCCAAAACAAATCACATGCCAAAACAAATCACATGCCAAAACAAATCACATGCCAAAACAAATCACATGCCAAAACAAATCACATGCCAAAACAAATCACATGCCAAAA